GAACCCTCTGTCGTCTATCTTGACCTTTTTTATATGCCATATCTTTATTGTTTTTTATTACAAAAATACATAAAATAATTGAGAATCAAGAAGATACGAGGTTAATTAACTATAAAGAGCAAAAGAAAAATGCTCAATTCAGTTATTTGCTTCCCTAATTAAGTTTTCGGACGGCCTCCCCCATATCCATCGATGATGTTAAGTCGGTGCTGGGAGAATCGAGTAATGATGTTGCCACATTGTGCAGGTCCGCCAATATCAATAAATGGGCAAAATACAAGCCAATGAGCATAGCCAAGCCGTTTAATATTACAGAACGAGACAGAGCCAACTGCCGTTATGGTCTGGATTTTACCACCAATTCATTACTTACCAAAGAGTTTCGGGGAGGTTCATCTTTTAGCCTGAGTGCATATTCCTTGGGAAATGTACTGGATGCTACTAGTGAATGGACATATTCCAGACCTAGAGGAGGTAGCAGTTCGCCCTATCGTTTAGGCGATTTCGTTAACAATGAAACATTAACAGATGGGTATAGTGCAAAGACCTCTGCCCCTTTAGGAGGATTCTCCAATGGTGTAATCGGATTGGATAGCTACAAGACTAGAACCATCAGCACGTCACCAGGTAAGACAGATTCCTCTGCCCTCAATGTAAGCCTTGAAGGTACAAGTCTCTTATATACCAGCTTCAAGTGTAGATGGGCTGGCTCTGATTTATATAGCCAGTCGTGGCAAGCACTCGGAATGGTAGGTTCAGATGTAATACCTATTAATAATATCCTCGATATTAATAATGGATATTATCGTTTGGGACTTGTTGTAAGGGGAGTAAGTAATTGGTATCTCTGTGTATCCAGTTCCACATTCAAGGAGATAAATACCAATACAGAAAGGCAGACTTCAGCACCGAGATGGATATGCCCGAATCTGATGAGCAATACAAGACTTATTGATGAAGTTTTAGAGCACATGAATAGCTACGAAGAGTATTATGCTACAGCAGTACCTTGTATAGTCAAGAACGCTATTATATCTGTAAGTGGCTTGACTTGTACAACTAAGCTTCAGAGTGATGGAGAAATATATTGTGTGCCGGAAGGTAAAGTGAATTTTGCGTTGCAAATTAAGAAGACGGCAGCTTATAGTGTTCATTTCACTGTAGCAGTCTATGTAACCAAGCAAATGATAAATGTAGGAAATGGAGAAAGTTGGAACAATTATCCGATAGAAGGATTTGATATTGTTTTTGATGGAAATGGAGTTCTTACTCAAGATTATAAAATAGAAGCTCTTATTTCATTTAGCTATCAATCTGGTGAAAAAACAAGAACTCAAATAAGTAATTATAGTGTTACTGGTATAATGAGAAAAGGTGCTATATCAGGAACAAGAGTACATTCAGACAATCCACCTAGCTATCCAGCAGTAGATAGTATTGTTGTTCAAAGAATAACATGGAAATAAAATATAAGTAATTTAAGTATAACAATAACATTTAAAAAAACAAGAAATTATGAAGAAGATTAAGACAATCGAGGCTGTTGCAGCCTACAGAACATTGAAGGCATTGAAGACATCATCTATGAGCGATGATGCCGCTATGCGAGTATGGAAGAATATGAAGGCATTGCGCTCAGTTGCCGCCACTTACGACAAGGATGTTGAGGAAGCGCAGGAGAGCTTGAAGGACGATAAGTTCGAGGAGATGCAGCACAAGCTCCAGGAGTGCCAGCAGCTAGAGCAGAAGCACGCCGATGAGGGCTACGAATACACCAAGGAGGATTCCGCCAAGTTCGCGGATATCAACCAGTACTTCTTCAATCAGAAGCAGAAGACCGAGAAGTATTTCAAGGAACTTGCCAATGCCGAGGTAGAGGTAGCCATCGAGGACGTTGACGAGAAGGAGCTTTTCAAGGCAGCCAAGGATTGCGGCTTGAAGTTCGCCGATATGGAGAGCCTTGAAGTTGTGATAGGCTAATACAAGTATGTAGATATATTAATAGCGTTAGAATGGCATTCTTTTTCAGTTCTAACGCTATTTTGTTACCATTTCAAGCTATTTTGGTAACAGAGTTTTGGTAACAGAGAAGCGGTAACGGAACTTACGAATTGTTACTTTTTATAAAGTTTAACACGAAAATTAATTAAAAACCAATCACTTATCTTAGAAAATGCGTACCTTTGCGGCATCAATCTTTTAAATCAACTAAAATATAATAAGCTTATGACTAAAGAAGACGAAGCCGAAGTCCAGCGGCTATTAAAGAATGTGGACGTAACGGAACTGATGGATATGCTTATGAAGCATGGTAATCGGTATAGCAGGAGAATATTGAAATTCTTCCGCTGGTTCTGCAAGTACGTGCCTTTTACAATCATGTGCTTCCACGCTTATGGAATATGGGAGTTCAGCCAACATCCTAGAGAGATGTTTATTCCTTATAATGAAAATATGCCGTGCTATATTTTCATCTACTTTATGGTGTACGTATTGCCTATGGTGGCGATATTAGCTAGTAGATTTTTCTTTTTGTGTTGGAGGTACAGAATACCTTTCTTCTACTTTTTCGGCATCAATGCTGCACATATAGTAGAATGGAACTGGTACACTACTCAGAATATGGTGGATTCCTGCTTTACAGTTATGGTAGTGACGGCATTATTCTATCTATATGGCTTTGCAGATTTGTTTATTAGTAATACGAAACTGGGACGTAAAATTTGTGCATAAGATATGGGAAAGATATTGAATTATAAGATACTCGGAACAGCTTTTAAGTCGCTGAGTGACGCTTGCTTTAAGGCAGACGAGCAACAGAGAAATGGTGAGAAGGTCACCGCTTGCGGAATGAGCGACGATGACCTAGATAGATTGTGTGACATCATCCCCGATATGCTTAACCCTATGATGAGCACCGAGGAAGTCAAGGAGAAGCTTCATGTTTCTGATGCTACCTTAAATAGAATGGTCGCAAGGGGCGAAATCCCTAATGGTGAGTGCAAGAAACGTGGGCACACTAGGTATTGGAAGAAATGGGATATTCTGCACTTCATTAAAAAGAAAAGAAAATAATAGTTGAACATGTAAGTATTCCTTACAAGTTGAGTAAGAGAAAATAGTAACGTATTAAGCCCTACGCAACACGGATAAGCGAGTGTATATGAGTATTATGGATTTTATGTTACAGACTTTGATTATAGTAGCGATACTAGTAATCATCAACAGCACGTTCATTGCATACCTATACATTACTTATAAGTATAAGACGATAGATAAGTTCTTCATGGCTTGGGTGACATCATCAACTATGATATTGATAATGTGGTTCGGGTTAGGATTGTATCTGTATCTACAATGACAAGTTCGTAGCACGATACACCTTATTATATAGGATATCGGGCTATTCTATTAAAAAATATTAAGGCACATATATTTATGTGCTAAATATTTGCATCTTTATTTTTTTCTTCTTATCTTTGCAAGCGTAAATAATACAATAACTTAAATACAGCAAGATATGAAAGAGACTAAGAATGCGACAATTCGCCTTCCGCAGGAAATTGCGGATTGGCTCACTAAGGATGGCAAGTCCATCAATCAAGCAGTTATTGATACTGTCAATACATTGCAGAGTATAAGATTAATCTCTACGACAGAGCTTCGTGATATATTCTCGTCAAATGAATGGATGTTCCTGGCGGATTCATTCAACGGAACAATCATCAATGATTCGATAAGATATAACGTTAAGATGCTCATTGCTCATTGTGAAGATTCAGTGATTTATGATTCACTTGATAAAAAGTACGATGTGGATATGGAAGTATTCAAGAATAAGCTCAGCTCCTTGCATTGTGCTAATGTTGATGCCCTTTATGCTAGAATAGAAGATTTCTGGGATAAGGACATTGATATAGAAGATTGGGCTAAGTTTTGATTAGTATAGATATTAAAGAGAGGTAAGTGATTGCCTCTCTTTTTTGTGCGTGAGTGACTGTTGCAAAAATTGCAACAGTCACTCTGACTTTCCCTTTTTTTGTTTTTACATTTTCAAGAAGTCTTCTATATCTATGTACTCAATACCGAAATTCTCCGCACATTGTTTGTCGGAGTCCGAGAAGTCACCTTCTTTTCCACTAGCATCGCCTATCATTATCAACTCTCTTTTTTTCCAAGAAGAATATGATTCTAGCATTCCTGTATTTGGCTTTCGCATATCTATTTCTGCATTCGATGGACAATACATAGAGTTGACGAAGATATTTCGTCCGGTATGATTGCGAAGATATTTTTGCATAAAGCTTTCAATCGCTTTTATCTTTCCGATGAAGTCCTGTTCGTCAACGAATTGAGGGATGCCTCCTTGGTTTGAAACTATTTCCACATAGTAAAGAGTAGGGAACACCTCTACAATCTTATCCAAAACCTCTTTACGGATTTTGAAATCCGTTACATCTATTGGAAATTTGTTTCCTGAAATAGTCTTGATAATAGTATCATCTAAATCAATGAACAATACTTTTTTCTTGATAAAATATCCTTTTCCTGTCATATCTTTGCTTTCTATATTGTTGTTTAATAGCTATATTTTCTAATATAGAGTTCGAAAAAACACAGTTGTTATGGTGTGTCTCACCTTTTTGATAATGCAAAGATACGACAAAAAAGATAGCCTTGCAAATAAATTAATGCAAATTTTAAAACGTTATCTGTTTTTAATGAAATCTTTAATAATTCTCGTAATAGAATCTTCCTTGATCGCCATAGGAGCATCGCCTTGGTACTCTATTACTTGGTTGCCACATTCCTGCCAAAACAAATTGCTATTAATACGTTCTCCATCTACTAATAGCCAATTTGGATGAAACTCAAATGAATGCATCTTAGTTAACGGAACAAGAATAAACATTTTATTCTCCTTCTTGTTCACTAGTACAGACAAGTCTGAATCATCAAATGTGATGATAACTCGATTTTCACTCTCGGAAAGAACGTTGTAATCCTCGTTATAACGTTCGAAAAGATAATTTTTAATGCTAGAACAACTCATATTCTTGTAATTTTATAGGAGGGCAGATGGAAAAATCCAAGGTCTGCCCGCCAAGTTAAACTTATAAGGAAATCTTCTATAATATAGACTGGCAAAGCCATCCCATGAGATAGCATGGTTCTTCGCCTTGCATGTCTATTCCCAGATGGTTGCATATATGTGCAACCACATGGAACATTTCATGTGTGAGGCTGTTTATATACTCGCCTTCAGATGTTGACTTACAGATAAGGACGACACTTGTGTTCTTTGAAACATTTGTGTATGTCAAGCCTTTGTTTGGTGAATTGGTTGAGATGTGGTCGTATGCATCCAGCAATGGTTGCCCTTTACAATCAATGGAACTTAGTACATCTATAGCCTCATCAACCTCTTCTTGATTAACAACATGACATACAATCACATTCCAATCATATTTCTCTAAGTAAATTTCTTGCTTAATCATAATACATCATCCCATGGAATGCCGATACCATTATGGTTGCAATCGGCATAAAATCTATTAAAAATAAATCCGTCCGCTTGGTCTGGGTCATCCACCATATCCTTAATGAATTGAGCCAAAGAAGCTTCGTCCTTTAAAGAGGACTTAAAGAAATCGGCTCTAGCCATGTTTGCGACATAGACGAAATCGTAATTGTCGGCATTCTCCAACTTTACGTTGTTGACTTTAAGAAGTTCCTCGACTGTATCTTTTTCTGTCGGTTCAACTTTTTCGAGCTTACCAGTCGTTGCGTTTGTCTTGCGCATTAAGGTAATAGCCCAATCGCACATCTTTTTATTGAAGTGCCAGCCATTGTATCGAAGGTATGCAATCATTCCTTCAGGCTTCATATCGTATGCGTCAAGTGGTATTTTGTATCTTCCCATAATAAAAGCTTTTAAAGGAGGTGGAGATTTCTCCCCACCTCAAAGTGTAATACTAATAGCGATAACCGCCACCTCTGCGACCACCATGTCTTTCACCATAGCGGTCATCATCGTCATCATCCCAATTGTCTCGGTAATCCGGCATTGGGTTTCTATGACCCATTCGTCCATACTTGTCATCCCCCATTTCATCAATGCAGTGCATGAGTTTACCACCATACTTAAGCATCTTCTCTACAAGTTCTGACATTTCATTTACCTTGTTTTCGGTAATTTCTATCATGTATCCCATAATGATTTACTTTTTTGTATTAACTTTTTCCAAAGCCATTGACAACATAGACTTAATATCGGTCAAAGTTCCCTTCATTCCGCTGACCTCGCTTTTGAGGTTATTGATGTCTTCTTCCTGTTGTCTGTCTTTGGCTATTTGCGGATTCAAGATGGCACGCATCTTTGCGCACTCTTCCATAACCTTCTTGTGGTATGGCTCGCTTTCCACAATCTCCTTAGAATGGCGAAACATTGCCTCAACTTCCGCATCCATAGCTTCACGACTTTCAGAAACCACAAGGTTCTCTGAGTTTGCGATTTGCATGTTGGATGGGAGTTGTTTGAACTCCATTTGCTCATTCGGCAATTTCACGACAACATCAACGGTAGTCTCCATTGGTTGTGGGTTGAATTGCCCAGGAGTATATGTTGGGAACTTAGGTTGTGGGTTACTGACCGATACAACCTGTCCGATTTTAAGACTTGGGTTTTCACCCTTGTCAAGCACATAAAATATGCTGTTAGGTCGAAGTCCTTGAAACATAGCTTTGTGTAATGTTAATTGTTAAACAATACCCGTCATTAGCTGAAGGGTGTTAGTATCTCGCTCGAACCAAAACTGATAAACTCCAGTTCCTGCAATGTCGGCTACCGTCAAAGGATTGCCGTTGAACTTAGTTACAGCTTGGGTTACGCCATTGGTCTCGAAAAGGATTGGCAGCGTATTTGTCGTACCTGTTGGAATGGCTTGATGTAGGTTCACAAAGATAGTTCCCCTATAGTTAGCATTCACGAAGGCGTGGTTTCTGAACGAGAAAACAACATTTTCGGTGTTCACCACCACGCCTGTAGATGCGATAGCTGCCGAGCCGTTACGATTAACCCATGCAAAAGGTCTCATCCAGAACATAGCAGCCTCCTTTCTTTAACCCCAAAATCCGTTGTTGGCAGCATTCAAACCATACAGACCAGCCTGATAAGCGACACAATTAGGAACCGCAGTAAACGGGCTGTAAGGAGTAGTTACCGTCTCTGGCAACTTACACTTGATACCGGCCACCTCACTCTGCAAGCCAGCCAATACCGCATTGATAGGTGCTACAGCCTGACCCACAATCTGTGATGTCATAGCGGAAGACTTGAAGGTACTGTTCTCCTCACGAAGAGAATCAATCTTGTTCTGCATCTCACGCATTTCAGCCTGCTTCTGACCGTCAACGATGGTCTGAGTGCTTTCCTTGATGGCGTTGTGCAAGTCACAAGTCTGGCGCTGGGTCTCGTAAGCCACGTTAGAGAAGCCACGCTCCTGACCTACGGCTACATTGTTGATGGCATTCTGCAAAGTGCCAGTCTGCTGACACATAGCCAACTTGACGTTTCCGTCCATAGCCGTAATATTGTTATTTACACGGCAGCAGCAATCAGCGAGTTGTGATGCAATCTGCATGTTACCTTGCTGAAGAGCGTTGATGGTTTGCATTCCGCTCATGCCTACTTGGTTGCCCACGTTCTGAACTTGGGTTGTCAAGGCAGAGATTGCTTGCTGAATCTGTCCTTCAGTACAATTGAGCTGAGTTGCGAGATTACTGAGTGCATTACGATTGCCACCGATTGCATCCATAAGCAAGGAACGACCATAGTCATTGTTGATTTCATTGGCAAGACCTGCGCCATTGCCACGACCACCAAAGCCGAAACCATTACCGCCCCAACCACAGAAGCAAAGGATAAAGAGCAGCCAAATGAACCAAGAACCATCGCCATTGCCGAATCCGTTATTACCCTTCATCGCAAGAAGAACGTTTGGGTCAACGCCTCTCTGTTGGAGCAAAGGAGCTATCAAGCTCATCATTCCCCCATTGTTACCTGAACCCTCTGGATTAAAAACATAAGTTTTTGATGTCTCCATAAGAATAATCTTTTTGTGTTAAACCTTAATTAAACTAACTCTATGTAACGTTACGGCTGCAAAGTTACGAATAATAAGCAAAAGGTTTAATAACTCTATCAAACTTTCTTTTATTCGCTAATAATCAAGCAGTTAAGGTGATAGGAGGTAATATCATACTTTCGAATGGTCGAAAAGACAAAGGCTTGTTTGCAAATTCCGTTTGCTGAAAACAAGAAATGCAAACGGAATTGCAAACGGAAACTAAGCGCACACAAATTTAAAGCCAAACTTTCGTGTATAGTATTCCTCTTTCGGATGTCTTTTCGTTTCGGAGTCATAGCAGAGAATAAACGGCTCACCCTTAGAGTAGAAATAGTTATAAGACTTTCGCAAATACATCTTCGCATTCAAAGCCTTTGGGGAGAGTTTTCTTATTCTTAACCTTGTTTCTTGAGGTTTACCCGACAACACTCTAAGTTCGTCCATTTTATATTGCATATGCAGCTTTCTGCCTTTATTGGCATACTTTTCTTTATTCCAATAGTTTCTCAAAGACTTGTTACGCTCTTTGCGAATTCTGTCTGCCGTTTCTGCGTTATGTTTCAATCCAAGCTTACTGACCTGTCCTAAAATTGTCGATTGAGGAATATTCGTTACTTCTGATATTTCTCTTGCCGTCATCGTTTGGTACATGTCGGAGATTTTACGGATAGTCTCATTATTCAATTTATTGTCTATTTTCATACCACCTAAAATAGTGATATACTTATATAATGTATGTAAGGTTACACCAGCAGCCTTGGCTACTTCCTTTCGTGGGTAGTCATTAATATGGGTTTTGATGTAGTCCATCTGTTCCTGTGTCAATCTTCTTGGCATTCTTCGTCCTCCTCAAAAGAAAATCCATATTTGTTCTTGTAGTATTCCTCATCCATCCTACGAGTATTCTGGTCATAACCCAAGATATAAGGTTCGCCTTCAAAACCGAAATACCCATGTTTCGTAATGAGATTGTATTTGGCGTGATATGCTTTTGCAGGTAACTCTGAAAATCTAAGATTCGTTTTCTGCGGAATGCAGGACATAAATCTGAGCTTTTCTGCACGCATAGTTCTTTTCCAACTTTTTACCCTCTTATTTATTATTGCTTTCTCATACGCTTTCTTTAAGTTTGCCAAACTATTCTTTTTAAGTCTTTCGATAGTTTCTTTCGAATGAGTAAGCTTTAGTCTTTTTGCAGCCTTTCCTACTGTAGATGGATGACACCCTACAATCTCGGCAATCTCTTTGACTGAATGGTCAGGATAAAGCTTTGTGATTTGCTCGTCACGTTTCTGGTCGGGTTGCGGAACAAGTCTTTTATGTTCGATTTCACAATCGCATTCGTGCAATATCTTATATAGGAATTTTACGCTGACACCCATTCTCTGTGCCAACTTATATCTTGGTCGCTCATTTATGTGCGCCTTAATGATGTCTATTGTGTCTTGTTCTATTATCTTCATTTTTATTCAGTTTTTTATGGTGTGACTCACCTGTATTTGCAAAGGTAATGAGATTTTATTGATAGAGCAAATATTTTAATGTGTTATAACTTAGTTTAAAGAAAAATTTGATTATTTGCACAAAAATTAATTGTGTAGTTATCCGGTATGATTATTTTCACATTATTATATATTAATGATTATCTTTGCAACAAAAAACATAAGGAAATGACAGCGGAAACTATTCAATTAATACAGACGGGAATTAATCTTCTTTGCGCATCGGGAGTTATCTCCACGTTGCTGTATTATAATAGTAGAAAACGAAAGGAGGCGGCACTCGCATCACAGGAAGAGAATAAGACTATTTCATCATATGCCGATGAGTGGAAGGCTCTCTATGAACGTTCCAACGAGTCGGTCGTTAATCTTAACAGTAAAGTAGATGAATTGTATGAGGAAATCAACCAATACAGAATTACGATACGCAATCTTAGGGACGAGAAGAACGATTTGAAGCTTGCCTTGCATGAGGCACAATGGAATAGATGCATCAAGGATGGATGTCAACTTAGAACCCCACCAAGAAAGCGAGAATCCTTAGAATCGTTGGTTGAAAAGGAAGAAGATGCGATATATCGTGATAGGGAGGATTAAGTTATGATAAAGTATCTGAAATTACTCATACAAGTTAATAGCGGACATTCAAGCAAGGCATTCTTTTTAGTGTCCGTTACTTTGATAGGTTTCTTGATGCTCCTGGTTGTCTGCTTTATCTTAGTGTGGGAAGTGGTAACTTATGGGACTATCAAGACCGATTTGATGGGGTTAAGTGCATTTGTTGGTAGTGTGGCTAGTTTGTTCGTCACGGCTGGCATTACCAAGACTATAGGGGAACGTGGCGAACACAATAACAATAACTTAAAGTTGGAGGAAAAAGACAATGGCTAAATCGGAGATTTTAAGCGAGTTCGTACTTAGTTGGGAATCGTCTAAGTACACCAACAGAAAAAGCGACCGTGGAAATGCGACAAAATACGGAATCACGCTCGCTACTTGGAAGAAGGTTGGATATGACAAGAATGGTGATGGGGTAATCAATGCCGAGGATGTGAAGTTGCTTACCAAGGCAGATTATGACCGAGTGTTCAAGAGGAACTACTGGGATGTTTGCATGGCTGACAAGATAAACAACCAGTCAGTGGCGAACCTCCTAGTGGACTTCGCCTACAATAGCGGATGTTCAAAGGCCATCCAGAAGATACAGGAAGTTGTAGGAACAAAGGTGGACGGCATCATGGGCAAGAACACCTTGGCGGCTATCAATAACTTCAATCAAGGACAGTGGGTCTTGTTCGACAGTCTGAAGGTCGCTAGGATTACCTACCTTAACGACATCGTGAAGAACGACCCTAAGCAAGAGGTAAATCTGAAGGGTTGGCTCAGACGTGTCGGGAACATCAAGTACGGAAAGCTCGTCTGCAATGATGGACGTGTAATAAACAGCTAATAACACAAAAATAGCTCCATCGTTCTAGTCGGTGGGGCTATCTTCGTTAAAGTCCTAGCTTGGTGGTTATCCAAGAGCCTATTGGAACATTTTCCTCCTTGGACTTCTGCTTTATATAGTCCACGGTTTCCTTTGGCATCCTTATGCAAAGGTTCACGTTGTTCCCTTTCTTTCGTCCGCTTCCAGCCCTTGCACCTCCTCTGTTACTTTTCTTGTTATCCATATCTATTTTGTTAAGAGCCTTACGTTTGCTAGGGTGGTACTTCTATTGGAAACGAAAAAGTGCTCTCGTTCTAATTTATCCCTAACCAAATTGTCTATTTCTCCCAATTTTTTCTTGCATACATTAAGTCTGTTCGTTAAGTCTTTGACTTGTCCATCTAGTTTCTTGAATTGGAGGACGGTATCTTCGGGCTTACAAACTTTGCTTATGTTCGCTATAATAGCTTTCATTGCTTTGTTTTCTTCTACCAGCTTGTCGTAGTTGCGAAGAATGGGAAGCATCTGCCTCTCATAGGGAATATTGTTTTTTGTCTTACTCATATAGTTTTATTTTAAAGTTCAATACCTCGCCATCTCTTGATGGTACAAAGACTCTCGAAATTATCAATATACACTTTGTCCTTATTGAAGTGGGCTTGTTGTATTTGGTATTTCATCCAACCGATGTTGCAACCATTCTCGCCACCTTCCCAATGGTAGTAGCGATAATGCAAGCTAACGTCTATGTCAAGCACATCATCTTCTCCAGATACTTCTGATGGGTGAATGTGGAGGTCAGCCTCAACATGAATGCTCTTGAAGATTGCAGGCTCCATCTTGAAATCGGAACTTACGATGTGCTTTTCGTCCTTTGGTGTGAACTCAGCGTAAATACCAAGTCTCTCACAAGTCTTCTGTATATCCTTGGCTATGTAGGATAGAATGTTTTTATGCTCCATAACTTATGAATATTCTTGATTTTCTTTTTCACAATTATCATATCCGTTTTCGTAGCTCATAGAACTAATATCGTTTACTATGTTTGCTATCTTGTCTAAGTCAGTTTCCGACTTAACTCCTAACTTTTTTAAAAGCGGAACAAGCTCTTTGTTAAACTTATCGTTTGGGCTATTATTGCCCCAAAAATCACTATCTCCGATATAATATTCTTTGCTCATTTTATTAATAGTTTTTGAATCTCTTTCATGTCCGTAAATCTAAATAGTTATGCTTTTTACAACGTATGCGAACTTCATCGTACCATAGGCGTTATATTGGATAAGTTGCATAGAGATTGCATATTCATTTTTTAAGAATAGATAACCTTCTGCTATAATAGACTTTTGTACTTCTAGGCTCTTGTCTGGATTGACCATCTCTATAGCCTTGCATCTACTCTCAACTACAGTGAGGTTTGTATCAGATAGCATTTTAGTTATTTCTTCTTTGGCTGTTTCTTCATCCTCATACTTAAAATTGTTTTTAGCGAGAATGCGATTAAACATCAAATCTGTTGTCAAGCTTAATTCTTTCATATCCGTAAGTTTAAATGGTTATTATGCGAACAAAAGGACACATTGAAACTCGTTCTCGAAACGCTCTCTTGTGTAGTCTGCAAAGCGATCGAACTTACCACCTTTTGCGAACTCCTTAGCATCTGCAATGAAGTTACACTCCTTAATGATGGACTTAGCTTGAACTTGCTCAAATCCGAACTCGAAGAACTCACGCATTCTTTTTTTATTAGTTGTTGCCATATTCTTTTCGCTTGCCGTGATGCGATAGGGCTTAATTGTTAATAATACAGTTTCTGAAGGTGTGTCTCACCTTTCTAATTCTGTTGCAAAGATACAAAGAATATTCGAAATATACAATAAAAAATCAAATCATTTTCTTTGCTTTAACGTCTTTTGGCTATAATAGTAGGCTTGATTACATTCGTTAACAGAAAATGGCTAGTTTTTCACTTATTCGGGTTTTGGAAATAACCCAAATGGCTCTTTTTGTGCCATATATAATATAATTTGTACCTTTGCACTCAAAAAGGAGGTTGATATGCAACTAAGATTTGATTGGTGGCGTTGGCTCGTTACCATATTTGTAGGTTTCTTCATCATGCTGATGCTGTACGGATGCCGGACAACGAGATATGTAGAAGTGGAAAAGGTGGTGCGAGACACTACTACTTATGCTCACTGGGACTCTATCGTCAATGAAAGGGTCAGGCTCATTCAGGATAGCTTACTCTCTTACCATTGGGAGCAGACCGAAAAGCAGGTTAAGGATTCCACATACATAAAGGATGATGTCAAGACAAGGGTAGATGAGAGTGGTAAAGTGCTAGGTAAGGATTCTATTCACATAGAGATTAGATACAGGGATAGCAAGGAACTATCCAAGGTTCGTGATAGCCTTATTCATTATAAGGAGATAGCAGAGCGAGCAAGTATATACAAGGCTCAGAGGGATAGTCTCAACAGAGAGTTGAGTATTGTCCAGACCAAAAAGGAATATATCGAGAAAGACTTGGCGGGATGGGACTTATTCTATTGGAAATTCGGAATGATTTCCTTTTGGGTCGTTTCCTTGACGCTGGTAGTAATGATTTTCTTTCTCACGGTAAAATACAAGAAAAAGTTTTTTCATTAGGTTGGTTTTTAGTTATTAAGGTTTAAGATTGGTTTTTAGGTAACAACTTATGGAGAAGGGGAATGCGTGAGTATTCCCCTTTGTTTTTGGGGGATATTGAAAATAATACATTTATTTCCCCTCCTTTTTGTTTTCCAGCGTATCCAGTATATACCTAGCCTCAGCGATGGATGAGGCTGAAAACAAATCATTTCCTTGTTTTATAAGGGCAATGAAATCATCATTTGTATTGTTTATAATCAGAGGTTCTTCACCTAAGAGTGTTGATAGCTTCATATTGAGAAATTTTGCAATCTTGGCTAACGTACCCAATGACGGTGTAGTCTTGTTGTTTATAATCTTACTCATTGCCACGGTTGATATATCTAAGTATTCTGCCAAATCCTTAGACATAACCCCTTTCTCCTTTAATATATCTTTGAGGTTCAAATTTATATCCTCACTAACTTTTGTTGCCATAAACTTTTAGTTTAAATGATTATGGTGCAAAGGTACAAAAAATAAACCGATTATTTACTTAAAATATATAAAATAAACCAAAAGTTTTACTAACGGGTGTTAAAGTTAATCTAAAACTTAAACTTTTATGCAAAATTATTTGGTAAACTAAAACTTTTGGTTTATCTTTGCAGCGTCTTTAAGAGATAAAGGCTTTAAAGTTTAACTATTAGATGCTGCTATGCAGCCGAGTGGCACTCGTAAAACCGTTTAGTTGATTATGGCTAATTCTTTTAAGAATATGATGAGAGAGGTGATGGCAATGGCACACAGAGCCTTTGAGTTGAAATCAGCAACAATGAGCTGGTCGGAGTGCTTGAAGCAAGCTTGGGCAGTGTTGAAGTTGAAGCTGGCAATGAAGAAGAGAGTTGTCGAGTTCTACTTTCAGAAGGTAGATGGCTCAATCCGTCAGGCATTCGGCACTTTGCAGGAGTCTTTGATAGATTATACTCCAAATGGCAAGGGATATGCTTGCAAGGACTGCGTTAAGTATTGGGACGTTGAGAAACAAGCTTGGCGACAGATGAAGTTCTTTAACTTTATCAAGGTTGCATAAAGCGATTATTAGCGATTTAAAAAGAACTAAGATATGGATAAGAATTTGATGAATGCTCTTTATGTTGAGCATGATGGCAAGATTGGTGTTTTAAGCTCAGATGAGCACAAGGTGGTATCACAGGTTATCGGCACGGATTTGACGCTTGTGTACGACAAGAAAGAGGGCAATACATACCTTTTAATACCATTGACAAAGAACCACACGTTTAAGTATAATGGTGATGTTTTGGAGGTCGATGGTAAGATTATCCCTAGCAAGGTGTTCTTTCGCAAGGATGCTTGCCAGTGGGTAGAGATTGCTGAAGAAACGCTAACCAAGGTAGCGTAACATAACATAAGGTGAGGCACACAATAAACTGCACTTAATTAGAATTTCGGTGAAAGTTCTTGCTTATTTCCTTGCATATACGGAAGAAATTTCGTATCTTTGCAAGTGGATTTCGGTGAGACACACCTTTCAAAAACTGTTTAAAATTTAGGAATATGATTTCATACAAGTACAAGCTATATCGGACAAAGAAGACGAAGCATTTGGGTAAGATGCTCCGAGAGGCTGGCTATGTTTGGAATCATGCGCTTGCCTTGCAGAAGAGGTACTATAAGTTGTATCACAAGTATATTCCAAAATTTACGATGTTTAAGCATTTTTCTAAGCGATATAAGCCAACGTTATTGCATAGTCATACCGTTAGGGAAATCTTGGATAGATTGGATATAGCTTACAAGCGTTTCTTCAAGCATGATGCGAAGCGTCCACCAAAGTTTAAGAAAGCATCTGAATTTAGTTCTTTTGTTTTCAAGCAAGGTGGCTATACCCTCAGTGGAAATGAGCTAATTATAAACAAGATAAAGAAGTCTTTCAAATTCTTTTTGAGCCGTCCCTACGATGGCAAGGTTAAGAGGGTGTCGGTCAAGCGCAACAAACTGGGCGAGTACTTCATTATCCTTTGCTTGGACAAGCAAGCCGAGTCTTACGGAAAGTCACACGATGGTGCATCCGTGGGCATCGACTTTGGTTTGAAGAAATACTTGACTTTGAGCGATGGTCGTGAGATTGATAACCCTCAGTTCCTTAAAGCTGACTTGCAAGAACTTAGACGCAGGTCTCGCAACTTCTCGAAGTGCAAGAAGGGCAGCAACAACCGCAAACGCAAAAAGTTGGAGTTGGAGCGATTGTATCGAAATATCGTGAACAAACGTTCCGATTTCCAGTGGAAGCTGGCGCATGAGTTGTGCAGGCGTTACGACTTGATTTGCTTGGAAGATTTGAACTTGGAGGGAATGACAAAGCGTTGGGGACGCAAGATGTCTGACTTGGCTCATGGCGATTTCGTTGTGAAGTTGGAGCACGTTGCGAAGAAGTATGGTGTGAAGGTTCATAAGATAGACCGCTTCTTCCCATCGAGCCGCCTTTGCACCTGTGGTTATAAGAATGATAAGCTGTCATTGAGTGATAGGGTTTGGACTTGTCCTAGTTGTGGTGCGGTTCATTCTAGAGACCTCTTCGCAGCTGAGAATATACTTCGGCAGGGCATTGCCGAATTGGGGAGTGGTAGCAAGTCACCCAAGCACTCGCAAGGGCGCAGCCACGATAGTCACCCAACAATTCCTTGCAAGTAGCAAGGAAGTATGCCAAGGCTGCTCTTTTTAGTCTTGAGAACAGCTTAGTGTGTAAAATGCCATAAATGCAAGCGGTTTAATATATTTATAGTTTCATATATGTAACTAAATATGGCATTATGTGTTAAGAAAGCATAATACATATAATTAGGCACACTAAAACCCTTGCAGTTTGAAAATAAATTAGTATCTTTGCAGCGTGCTTTGTTGGTGCTGACCCGCTTACAAGAATCAATAAGATTTCCCGTGGCGAAAGCCATACTACGATAATCCTTACCTAGATTTCGGGGTCAGACGAATGAAGGGTAAGGATTTCTTTTTAGAATCCTTATTTTGAGTTGAAACATCCTTAGATAGCTCTAAGTTAGCAATGGGCTATAAAATTGTTGGAGTAGGCGAAACACAGATAAGTTAAACAAATAGGGAATTTATGGGAAAGCATTATTTACATATACGTATGGACTTGGTAAAGAAGTATACCTATGGCGCGTCATCGCAAGAAGTGAAAGCGCACAAGGAGACTCTTTGCTTTGCCATTTGGTGTAAGATGCAACGCAGAAATTCTGTAATATTTAACTTAACCATCAAGGATGTAAAGAAAAAACTCGGTGTAGGCTATCCAAAGGCAAGAAAATTGCTAAAGGATGTCAAGGAGGATGGACTCTTTACAGAACTTGGTAACGGGCGATTTATCGTGAATACGTTCCGTGATAAAGAAAAGAAGCCCAATAAAAAGGGCGGTCGCTTCCAAGGGGCTTACGTTTGTCGTATTCCTATTAATAAGGACTATAAGCTAAAGGAGTTATATTCTATAGTCAACAATATTTTGTACACATCGGTTATTAGTGGTGCTCGTCAAGACTGTTTTAACGTTGGCAACAATGATTGTGCTTGGCATCAACTAACTACTAACTCGTTTGCAAAGGTTGTGAATATGGGTCATGGCTCTATATGCCGAATCAAGAAGAATCTTATCTGCGAAGGTAAGATTAAGTCCACGTATGCGGAAATGCACATGGCAGATGATAGAAACGAGGGAGAGATGGAACGAACATTGCAAAGGTTTGGTCGTAGGAACTTTACGTTTAACGTAGGTAACCTGCACTATTTAATTATACCTTGCTCTTACTCTTTTGGAGACCGAGAGACTTCTATTGCTATCAAGCACAGAATCTATGGTTATAAATTGAAGGGACATGGTGCTTTTAAAGAAGGCACGAACAAATACTATAATGGCTCAATAGGATTAACCAATATGCCTGATTAAAGGTCGAGTTCTATTTTGGACATTTTTATATTAGTAGTTAGTTGGTATTAGTATAGGAGTCTTTAGGAGGCTAACGTGTTCCTTGGTATATTACGTGTTATTATTATATATACGAGATTATGAAGAAGATAGAAGAAAAGTACTTGGAATCAGAACATCAAGTTAGAGCTTATGATGTTTATCTGAGTTCATATCGTGTGAAAGGTGCAAATCGAGTGTTGGCTTGTAGTCGATTGTATGATGGTGATAAATTCATTCGTGACAACTTCCTGGTCAACGAACAACAAGCCGACAAAATAGAGGCTATGTTTGACTTGGTTAATAGAATATTGGAAACTTGTAAGGATATAGACTTGTTTACGATTCGTGTTTCAAACAAAACTTTTGCGAATTTAGTGAAGAATGCTGACTTTGCGGAAGAGTCTAATCGCTACTTTGGCAATATATCTAGATTCAAACGTCTGCTTGGCAAGAGGGAGGTGATAATTGTTATTCCCAATTGGTGTACCGCAAACAAAAAAGATTATGCTATTGACGAAATGGCAAAGGATTTGTATGCGAAGATACCATCTTCCCGAGTCTTTTCGGGTTTCTGTATAAAGAAAAATTGGATAGAAAAGGGCTTTATCGAAGATTTGTGGGACTTGTTATGGAAAAACGGATGGAGACAGAAAGATGGAAACTATTGTGATGATTGGCGAACATTGGCAGGTGCTTACAACTCCGTTTTGCGAACAGGCAAGAATGCAAAGTATGGAAAGGTTCAACCTAAGAAAGAAGAAACTGTTGTGGAAAGAAAAAGGCTTCTTCCAAACTATATTTGCTATACAGATGGCAGCTGCGATAACTATTCCACCCATAAGGCAGGTGGTTCTGCGTATATTGTTGTGAATACATCTACAGGTGAACTTGAAAAGGTCAAGACACACCATTGCTTGCATACTACCAATAATAGAATGGAGATGTTAGCGATAATATCAGCCGTTAATTATTGCCCGAAAGGTTCTGTCATAGAGGTTCGAAGTGATTCCAAGTACGCATTAAAGATGTTCCGCTATACAGATTGGGAAATAGGCGCAGATATAAAGAACACAGACTTAATCAAGTTGTATCGTAAGTGTGCAAAGGATAAGCTTGTTATTTTGACTTGGGTAAAGGGACATAATGGTGATGATTTGAACGAGCAAGCGGATTGCTTGGCTTTTGGTGCATATGAGAAAGCATTAAAAGAGAATGGCTTACCAATGGCTCCTGAGAAGTATCGTGTGTTAAGACGAGGCAAGCAAACGGTGTTTGAAACAGATAATTAAAGATAAATTTGATTTATTATGAAAGAGTTAGGTTTTGATAAGCTATACGTAAAGTTTAGCAATTTATATTGTGAGTATCGTAGTAGAAAGGAATTTTTGAAGTGGTTAAAATCTGCAAAGAATCTTTCTGAAGAGTTGTTTGAAGTAACGCCAAGTGGAGGTGGCTCGTTTGATGTTGTGTTGTCTTTTGAAGAGATAAAGGATTTATTTCCGATTATGGAGAACTCATTGCCTAAGTATGAAAACGATATAAAGCAAGTTCTTTTGGCCATAAAGGAAATGTGACAGCTTGAAGTTGCAAAGATATGGCATGAGGATGATTGGGGTGACGGCTTTGTAGAGGATTTTTGTAAAACCCATGATATTTAATGAAGATACAGACGTTTGAACTATGTGCCGGATATGACTCTCAACTGATGGCTTTGGAGCGGTTGAAGAAGAACCATTCTGATTTTGATTACGAGTGTATCGGTTGGTCGGAGATAGAGCCAAGCGCAATAACCTTGCATAACGCTTGTTTTCCTAGTCTGTCCGGTAAAAACTTTGGTGATATGACCAAGATAGATTGGAGCAAGGTTGCTGATTTTGACTTGCTGACATATTCAACACCCTGCCAGTCTGTTTCGCAAGCCGGAAAGCAGAAAGGAATAGAGGAGGGAAGCAATACACGTTCCTCTATCCTTTGGTTCACAAGAAACGCCATTATTACCAAGAGACCGAAATACCTCTTGATGGAGAATGTAGAGGCTTTGGTTCAAACAAAGTTCATTGGGTTCTTTAACAAGTGGCGCAAGGAGTTAGAATCATATGGATATATCAACTTCGCTAAGGTGGTAAATGCAGCCGACTGCGGTGTTCCTCAGAACAGAAAACGTGTCTTCATGCTCTCTATACGAAATGATGGTGATAAGATAGATTATCATTTTCCGAGAAAGACAAAGCTGGAGAAACACTTGGTAGATGTCTTGGAGGAAAATGTTGAAGAGAAGTTCTATCTTGGTGATGATCTGTTAACAGATGAGTGGGGGTATCTGATGTTTAAAGGAAAGAAGATATTTGAAAGCGGTGTTTGCGCAAGAGAACCTATAAGTGCAGCGTTAAGAACACGTTCCAATGGTAAATGGATAAAAGGTGAAAGGCATGAGCAAAAGGTAGAATTAGGAAAGAATGTGGCTAATGCTATAACATCGGTGAGTAAGGACTCCTTGGTTGTATTGGGATTTTCGAGAGGAAGGCGAGGCGAAGTAGTGAACTATCACGAAAAGAAGGTCTCTAACACCATTCATACGTCAAGTGGAAGTGGTGGTAATATGGATGAATTTGTGCTAAACAAAACAAGGTTGCGCATTAGGCGTTTGACTCCGAGAGAACTCTTCCGTTTGATGGACGTTGACGAAGAATACATAGACCGGATGCTTGAAAGTGGCGTATCGAAGTCAAGTCTTCAAAAAGCTGCTGGAAACTCTATAGTTGTAGCGTGCATGGAAATGATTTTTTGAGGAACTTTGGTTTCCCGATAATAATGTTAAGATTGCTGATGATGGTCAGCTGTGTCTATTTTAAAGTTTTGACGAAATGATGTTTTTGAATAATAAAGAGAAAAAGAAGAAAGTAAATGCTATCTCATACGAGATAGATGAGTTTATCTGGGGAAGAAAGGATTTTGTTACCGATTGTCCCTATGGTGAGAAAGGAAGATATACCAATGCCGTTAATAAGGTCGGTGATTTGGGTTGCAACACTTGCGAATGGCAAGTAAGACACAACCCAAGAGCGCAAGTTGTGATGTGCTCACATCCAAAGGAGGAGAAGAGCGAGGTTAAGAAACTTTTTAAGGATTTATGATTATGGATAAGGAAAAATTAAAGAAAGATTACGAGAATGCTTGCAATGCTTACTTGGAGGCATTTTGTGAGAAGCATGAATTTTACGGATTGGATAATCCGGAGACATATTGGATTGATACAGGTGGAATAGCCAATTGCGGTGATTTAACTTTCGATATGGCTACTATTGTAACTGATATTGACAAGGAAGCTCCCGAAGAAGAGTTGTTGAAGTGGTACGATTATACTATTGAAGCTAGTGAGTTCAATTTGCCTATTCCAAACTTCGATCATTGGCTTATAGGGTGTCCAAGAACACCCAAAAAATGGTTTGAAGACATGCGAGCAAAGCGCAAGGAGATTGATGATTTATTGAAGGAGGAAAATGAAAGATTGAAAAATGGAAAAGAGTAACCTTTTTAATTATCTACAGAGGCTCTTCGATGAGGGTCTCTGTATAAACACTACCGAACTTGAATTCGGTACACTTGAAGTAACGGCAGAGAATCGAAGCCAAGGCAAGCAAATCACATTCTTTGCAAAGGGCATGGAGGATGCAAAGCAGAAAGCTGCGGAATGGCAGGCTGGTCAAATACTCTTGAATTGCGAAGATTTCGAGGAGATTGTTATGTTCTTGGCTCAAAGAAAGAAACTTAAAAAGGAAATGTCAAATGGATAAGAATTTTAGAAGTTGTTTTTGTTGCGTCCATTTTTTGGAAATACAAAATACAAGTACAGGAAATATTTTGAAATGCAAGAAAGGTAGCACTACGAAAGTACAAGGGAAGAGACTGACAGAAATTGCTGCAAGATGCAAAAACTACAAAGCGTGAGGCACACGTTAAAGAACATAGTAAGATGAAACTAAAGTTAAAGGTAATAGACAACAGGGGTATTTGAAAGAGAACGAAATGTGAAAAACTGCAAAACAAATAGTAGATTCTATATAGTAAGATTAAAATATATTAATATAGATAATAAACACATTAAATTATTTGCATATTGCAATAATTCTTTGTATCTTTGCATCGTGATTAAGAAACAAATGTTATTAATTAAAATGGTGAGACACACCACAAAAACTGGTGATAATGACAAAGAAAGAAATTTTAAAACAATGGCTTAAAGAACCAAAAGTGAAATATTGTGGCAATTCAAATTTCACGTTAGGTTATGGTGATGGCTGGGATTGGGTTAAAGATACTCTACGCCCCGCTATCACGAAGAATGCGATGTTCCTCAGATTCTTGGAGCATGGTTTCTGTGAGATAGAAGAATTTCTGAAACCCAAGTCCGAGAAACCGGGCGAAGAGGATTGTACCTTGTATTCTGTTGGATACAAAGATGGAGTCAATGATGCCATGATAGCAATAAAGAACAGATTTGAAATATTTAAATAGGAGGTTTTAATGGATTTAGGAAAGGCGATTAAGACAATTAGGGTAAGCAAGGGCTTGACCCAACGACAACTGGCTATGGCTATCGGTTGTAGCGAGACGAATATGTTGTTTATGGAAACCGGAAGAACGTTTCCACGCAAAAGTAAGATTGATGCAATTTGTAAGATGTTGGGGATTCCGATGTCTTACTTGTTGATGTTCTCTATTACACCGGATGATATTCCGGAAGACAAGAAGAGTTTGTACACAAGCATCGTAGAGCCGATGCGTAACGAATTTACTAGGGAGTTACTGCGATGAAAAGATACTTTTATTTTTCCGCAAGATTCATCAAGAATGGACGTATGGCGTATTCCGCCGGAATTTTAGAATCAGATGAAGGGTATTTTGATTTCGTTAAGGCCTCAAAGGATATTGCACAAGGAGAAGGGGTTGATGTAAAAAAGGTTATCATAGTTTTTTGGACAGAGACCAATTCTATTATGAAGGATAAGTTTGAAGCTTTAAAAGAGGAGGAAAATTGGTAGAATATAAATAAAAGGATTGAATATGAGAATACGAATAGTTAAACATGTTTGTGCCGATGGAGTAGAAAGGGGTATCTTGGAATACCGCAACCATTGGTGGGAGAAGTGGAGACCATTGCACCAGGAAGGCAAGTTGGCTTATGTAGCATATATGGGGGCGAATCCATATAAGTCTTTACAAGAAGAGTGCTTTGATATGCTCGAATTGAATGAAGAGCAGAGAAAGGTACGTGAACAGATGTTCCACTACATCTTAGATGCAGAAGAGATATATGTTGGTGCAAGAATTGGTAGCGAGTATCATATCGGCTATGATGCTGAAAATGATGAGAGTATGGAGACACTTAGAAATTTGGAGGAATAGTTATGCTCGGAAAGATTTTTTCGGTTATGACCGATATTATATATCGAAGAGAGGAAAGTTTGAATCTCTTTGAAGGAAAGAAGAAACTTGATAAGGTGGTGTCTGGTCGGGTAATCAGAGAACAAATCAAGTTGTTTGGTTTCACCGTCAGGACAAAGTATTTTTATCAGATTTGCTGCCCACAAGTCAATATGAATGATACCCACGAGGTTTGCACATTGAATAAGGTCGAGGATTTGGTAAGAACAGAGTGCTATAACAAGGTCGTTGAATATTCAAACAGAAAACATCATGTCTAGTGTTAATTGTTTCAGAAGAGTTCTGTTAGATGTCGGTGGCAAGAAGACAATCATCAGTGTTCCGCATGAAATGTCCGAAACCGAAGTAAATAAGGTTATGGTTGTTACCAGAGCCTATCTACAGCAGTATGTCTATGTCGAAATGATATTGGCAGAGTGTTTCATTCAGAAAATCGAAAAGAGTATTCTGAAGAAGAAATGCGTTAGGTTTGAAGTTAAGAAGAAGTGGGTGGACTGCAAGAAGAATCTTCGCAAGGTGGTTAAGTATTATGACGCTTATGTTCCTAATGCAGATTTTAATAACGAATTCGCAATGACGTTCTATGACAAGATTAGTGGAGACTTGTATAAGTTGCGAGATAAGATTGCGGTGAGGTTACAGAACTTAGGAATTGGTGAAAAATCGGGAGTTTATGCGAACGCAATCATCCTTTATAATCTCACCAACCTTTGTCTGGGAACTTATGAGAATATCATCCGTAAGCTGTTTGAAGAGTTGCACGTTAACTTAATGCAAGCGTTCAAGGATTTTGCTCCGATACTTGCTTTTGAAAACTCCTATGACTTCATGGCGTTAGTGATGGATAAGGATTTCGAGAGACTGGCAGACCATTTGATGACCAAAGAAATTCTTTCTTATTTCGACAAGGTGAGAAAAGGTGTCTTTGACGAACAGACATTAAATGAGGCTGCTATTAATGCAACGGAAGACTTAAAAGGCGATGAGAAGGATTTGCAGCGGACTTACATAGGAATTAATGACTTTATGAAGAGTGACTTTCCTTTGGAGAGAACAACATCAAAGAAAGCAAGCTGATGAAAATCGAACCAAGTGAGTTCTTGCCTATAGGTAATGAATTTCAGAAAATCTTCGGAATAAGCTTTGGAAAATTCATTGATATGCGGTTTCTTTTAGCGAGAAAAGAGTTAGTCTTCAATCTGCTGAAGTTCACAGATTGGCTTGAAGAGTGCTATCCGGATGAGTGTTCCATAGATGGAGTGAGTTATAATGCTGTTGTCGAGCGAAAGTTTGGTAAGCGAGGTGTTAAAATGATAAAGAAGTTGATAGAATGAAGTACATGGGTAGTAAGGCTAGAATCGTGCATGAAATATTGCCGATTATGCTGGACAAGGAACATGATACGTTTGTAGATGCTTTCTGTGGTGGCTGTAGTGTTATTGAGAACGTTCCGGACACGTATCGCAGGATTGCCAACGATAAGAATAAGTATCTTATCGAAATGTGGAAGCATCTTCAGAATGGAGGATTTGTCTTCAGTCATATTAGCAAGGAGACGTATGACAAGGCACGAGATTGCTATCACGGAAAGAATAATTTCTTTACGGAAGCTGGTGTAGGACTAGTCGGCTTCATGGCAAGCTTTAATGGTCGCTTCTTTGATGGTGGCTATAGCGGACATAATGTTGTCGGCAAGAACGGAAAGGCAAGAGATTACATAAGGGAGCAGATTGAAAACACTATGCGTGATGTGCCTCTCATTAAAGGTGTTGAGTTCTATAGCGGCAGTTATGATGAACTTGTGATACCGGAGAGGAGTATAGTGTATTGCGATATACCTTACAAAGCTACGAAAAAGTACGATGTATCAAAGAACTTCGATTATGAAAGTTTCTATATTTGGTGCATGGAAATGGCTAGAAGAGGTCATAAGGTCTTTATCAGCGAGTACCAGATGCCACAAGAGTTCAGATGTGTTTGGGAAAAGGAAGTAACAAACTCTCTTAACCAGAATATCACAAAGAGACCAGTCGAAAGGTTGTTTACTATTGATTAGAAAGAAAAAATGAAAGAAACTTATTGCTTGGAGGATACGCTTTACAATACAAAGCGTTACTTCACTATAGAGAATGGAGTGGTATCAGGAACAAAACTTGCACAGGAAGACTTTAATGTATTTCTTGATCTTGCAAGTCGGCTTGGCTATAAGGTAGTGAAATTATGACAAGGCGAGTAAACAAGGATTGTCCGTTCTCGGCAGAAGAATTGGATGAGTTAAGAGCTGCCTTGTATAATGTGAATACATCTTTTCACTGCTGTAATGCAGCTCCGGTAGATTGGGCGGCAGGATGGCAGCGGAATGATATAAGAAAGATAAGGTAGGAAAGCCATAATCTACCAAATACCCACGTCTCAAAGCCGTGTGATGCCCAGCGTGGGGGCGGGATTGTAAACTTAGGAGTCGCACGGCTTTATTTGGAAGTTTCCATAACTACAAATAGCCTATCGCTAATGGTTGTTCCCTTGGGCAGGGAGATAGTTAATACCGCATCGTAAGATGTGAACACTTAAAATTTGCCGACAACCATTGGCAAAAGCCCATCAGTCAGCGACAGAACCCCTTGGGCAAGGTGGGAATGGTGCACAGTCTTCAAATTCGCATCTGTCGCTGACAAACGGATGAGTGGCATTGGCAACTGAAAGCAATGCGACCCTCGCAAACTTGGAGCGGATTTTCTGATTAAACATTCCGTGTACTGAGTCACTGGGGAGGATTTGGCACCAACAAGGGTTTAAATCCCTTGTCATCCACTAATTTTAAAAGGTTAAATTATGAATGAGTATTGTGAGAATTTGATTTCAAATGGAGTTCCTAGCTGGATAGTAGAGGAGGCTTATAAATTTACAATTGAGCCTTTGAAATCAACAGAAGGCTTGGTAGGAATTGATAAGGAAAATAGTGAGCTATATAGAAATGTCATTATCGCAGCCTATATTGAGGGTGCTAGTGCTACATTGGTAAAAGTGCAAAAATATTATGGCGGTGAGGAACATAGTTAGACAATGGAACGAGGCAACTGAAGGATATTCGTACCGCTTCAAAGGTGGAGATATTTTCCTCCGGTTGGTTAAGGCTAATGGTAGTTATGAATTGCGTAACCCTATAGGTTATGGTGTTCAAGTAGTCATATGCAAAGACTTGGATGAAGCAGATGCAAAAGCCAAGGAAGTGCTAGAAGCGTTTTTTGAAGACAAAGTTAACATAAAAGTTATTTGATTATGGACTTAGAATTATTGATAGATAAGATAGACTTGAGTCAAGGTGCAAGGCAGATAGCCAAGCAAGCCTTGGAGTTGGGAATAAAATGCCAAAAGGATAGTGCTTGGCATCCTGTAGAAGAATTACCTGAGCACAACAGACGCATTGTCGGTCTGACCAAGGTTCGCAAGCGTTTCAAGCATCTGAATTTCTTAGGCGAGGAATGGTGGAAGAAGTTCACGAAGTCAAACGCCATCTATAAATGGGCTTATGTTGACGATCTAGTTTGATAGTAATCGTAGAAATCCATAATGCTATTTTGTTTTAAATGTTTGCCCCATCACTATATATAATAATGTAGTGGTGGGGATTTTTGTGTTAACGTCAGCAAATTATTTGCTCGCATTATTATAGAGTGTTAAAATATAAAAGAAATACATTAAATAACTTGCATATTTCGAATATTCTTTGTATCTTTGCATCGTAGTTAAGAAACAAGGTTACTAATTAAAATGGTGAGACACACCACAAAAACTGTAAGTTAGATATGAAACAATCAAAGTATTATATTGATTACGTAAAGGACGGCATGTACTTTATCTTGGTTCGTAGAAGAGACGAAGCTATCCTCTTCTCGAATGAGCTGCTTGACAATGTTATCAACGAGGCAAAGACTCGCAACATCAAAGGTTGTGATTGTGTGATTCTTTAACTTTGAGGATTAGTTATGAAAAATAATTCTATCTCATTCAGCGAGTTGGCTAATTTCAACGATAGCAACTCTTGTGTTATGGTTGCCTTGATTATTAATGATGAAGGCGAAGTTGACGAAATCAATGAATATCTTGCTAATGTGCTTGGATTTTCCAAGGGTAAGAAAATCATAGGCTATCATCATATTGATGGCAATGACAATGGACGCAGTGACTATCTCTTTGAGTTTGACCATCCGGAGATTGCTTTCAATCCTATTGCTAGGTTAAAGTTTCCAGATTTGAAATGGACTAGTGATTTTGTAGATAATTTTGAACTTGATTATTTAATATAAAGTAGATATGGAAAAGAATAATGCTTATGTAGAGGTGTTGGCAAAGATTGCTAGCCTCATGGGTAGAACAAAGGAGTCTATTCAGATGTCGTCTTCAAATACTCATACGAGTATTACGATGTTTACCGAAAACAACAGTAAGATAATTGGAAATTGGTATTTTGATGCTTCCGATAGCAAGGAGTTGATGAATGCCTCGTTCAATGGTCTTAAGGCTTTGGTTGAGTCTCTTGAGCACAATAAGAGCAATGACGGACAAGCAGCGTAAGTACATAGAAAGTCTTATCAAGAGAGTGTTTCGTAATGCAGATTCGCAGAGCGAAATACTTTCCAGATTGGATAGGGTTAAGATTTCAAGCCATCAAGCTTCAGTAATGATACATGCATTGAAGTTAGAGTGCAACATCGGTCGTTCCGTTCCGGCATATATGTTAATGGCAAACAATCTAAATCCAAAAATGGATGAGTTCTTTAGTATATTAGGGTACGATGAATGACGTATTCTTCAAGAAGAAAAGAAGTTGATATGAAAAAGGTAATTATGATAATAGCCGTTGCCGCCATTTTGGTAGGTTGTAAAGGTAAGGGTACAAGAGTCCAAATCTCGGATTCTGTTGACAAATTCAAGGTTGAGAAGTTGTTTGTCGTGGATAGTATAACAGTATACAGGTTCTATGACCAAGGAAATGCTATCTATTTCACTAACCGGAAAGGTAGGGTAGATGCAACCCATTCCGAGTACAATCCGGTTACTCATACATACAATGACGAGGTTAACGAAACTTTATGTGAAGGAGATTGAAAATGAAGATACGATTAGCTAAGAAAATATTCTACAAGGAAAGTGCTAAATGGCTTTTGAAAAGAGGTTGGACTGACGGTTATATAAGTCCTAATACTATAAAATATGTAGTAAGAAAGTTAGAAAAACTCACAAAGTTAAAACTTTTCTACTACTTACATAATAAAGTTGAAGAAGATTACTTTATGATAAGGAAGGAGGTGAACAATGACTAAATGGTACTCTGCAAAAGAAGCTCCAAACTACAAAGAATGGATTCTTATAGAATGGTATGATGGAGACGATGGAGGTCTTAAGTACGAAGCTGATTATCTTTACGCTTTTGTTTATTGGAAAGATTATGTAAAGAGAAACAGCGTCACTAAATGGTGCTATATTAAAGATATAAAAGACTAGGCGTATGAAAGAGCTTAAAGTTGGAGAAAGAGTAAATATTACTCTTGAAATTGTTGAACATGATACTTGTGAAGGATGCTTCTTTAAAGGAGTGGCTGGCTATTGTGGCGCAGCTCCACTTGGATTGAAGTGTCTTCCTAAATATCGTTCAGACAAAAAGAATGTAATCTTTAAAGAAGTTAAGGAGTAGCTATGAGTAGAAATTTAATGAGAATGGCATTAATGATGGCTGCTACGGCAGCTTATGCACAAGATGATATTTTCGGGTGTTCAAGTCCTAGACTTGACGCACCAAGCGGCAACATTCCTTCTGATAAGCAGAAGTGTCAGCCAAAGGAGCAGCATGAGTTCACCATCAAGGGTGTTAAGATTATGGCAGCTTCTAAGAAGGATGCTATAAAGAAGTTTAATCATCGTAAAAAGTAAAGTGTATGTTGTACGAAGCAAAACAGGGAAGTAAGGCTTATGAATACATTAAGAGTATTCTCGATGCTGAAGAGAAAGAGTATCAAGCCTACATGAAGAGAGTGGTAGAAGCCGTAGGCTTCGAATTTGAGAAATGGCAAGGTTACCAGCCCAACCGCAGTCTGCTGCGAGAGTATGAGATAACCGCTATCTGGGTACCATCCGAGCGTTTCGACACATTGGATGAAAAGGCATGGAGAAAGATAGATAGCCGAATGTTTGAGGATGGTCATTACGTAGCAATAAAGCCCAACAAGCGTTGCAAGCAGGGTAAGACTATCGCCGCCGTACTTGCCTCCTACAAGGCTGTTGCCAACCATTTCGATATATTGGATGAACTGGGTATAGGGGGTCCTAAAGGTTTTCGTTCTTTCTCTATCACTCAGCTTCTCCGCTGCAATGACCGTTTCTTTGCTTTCTTCGATGATAGCATTCGAGCCGAGAAGAAGAATCCTGATTTCACGGAAATCACGATAGGTGAATATGAGGATATCGTTAATAAAAAGGACTAAGCTATGGATAAACTAGAATACATTCCAGGAGATTTGGTCTCTATATATGTAGGTGTAAAGAAATATATCGTTGAGGTAATTGGTACGGAAAACGAAAATGAAGCACTCTTATATCAAATCAAGTTCCCAAACGGAGAAATTCAATATGCTGATAAGGATAATATTGTGCCGATTCCTCTCACTACAGAGATTCTAGAGAAGAATGGGTGGGAGCATAAGGACGATGTTTATTTCAAGGAATATCCACATCGAAAACTTGTAGTTATGGACGGGAATGCATATATAATCAATGAAAGTTGTTCGTTATTTCTATGTAAAGCTGAATTTGTTCACGAACTCCAACATTTATTATATGCCTTGCATATAGATAGTAACTTAAAAATATAATGATATGAAAGAAGAAGAAGCAAGAAGAAGAGACGAAGAAGCTGGGTTAGGATGCGCTATATGGGGAATTATAATAATATTTTCTATCATTGGTAGTGCTATCTTAACATATATTATTAATAACTAACGCCTTCGGGCATAAATTTAAAAATATGACAAAAGATGAATTAAAAGCAAAGGTTGCCAAGCAACAAAGTATCATCAATGATGCTAACGATGAGATTTGTTCTTATGTAAATGATTACATAGAGAGCCTTCCATACAAAGTTGGAGACAAAGTTAGCTGCTCCAGATGTGATGTTTGTTGGATTGCAAGCATTGTTCCAGAGCGTAATTATAAAGGTTATACTGGCGAGATTGATGTAAGAATCAACCCTGCTAAGAAAGATGGTACTCGCTCCAATAGAGAGTTTGTACTATGGAATATGGAAATTGATAATATCAAAAAGATTGATTAATCATTCTACAAAGGATATAAATAGATAGAATATGACAGAAGAACAGTACAAGGAAGTTATTTCTCTTGATAAGAGATTGAAAGAGATGAAGAAAGTGTATCACATATTAGATAATAATGATACACACCTTTCTTACTATAAGGATTGTAGTTGGGAAATACTAGTTAGATGTCTGCAAATTACTCAATGGCTTTATGCTGAAGACTTACTTCCAAAGGAAGGAGGTGATGGTAAATGACCGATGCAGAATTTAATAAGTTTGTGCTTATACTAGAGAATGAAGCGTTTCGGTTTGCAAGAAGTCAAAACGTATTTAAGGAACATCGAGGGGTGATAGAGCAGTCTTTCAAGATAGGAGGGCTGTTCATTCTTCGAGAGTTGGAAAAGTATTTTAATCAAAAGAAGTAAGCGTATGATATTATATGAGAATCAACGTTTTGAGCTTTTAAAAGCTCTGTGTTATAGTGTCCCACAGAATCCAAATGTCGGCAGGTTTGAGATTGCAGATGTGATATTTGACACATTACAAAAAATAGAAGATGCGGATTAACAGCTTTCGGGCACAAATTTAAAGATAATGACAAAGGAAGAAATATTGGAAAAGGCATCCGATTTTGAGGATGAAGATGAGTTTGTGAAGTGTAATAGATTGCCGTTCACTGAAGAATTGTGGCTTTTACATCAGCTAGTGTATGTTGGCTTGTCTTGCACCTATACAGGTCGTGGCTATATAATTGAGAAACTTAAAGATTAGTAAAGTTTAAGAGCGTGAGTCACACGTTAAAAACTGAAAAGAAGAAACAAATGGAAAGTAAGATTGTTTTGACAAAAGAAAGCTCTTCATCGGATTTGGAGAGTTACTTTCGTGGAGTTTTGGAATTAGATAAGCAGAGAAAGGAATATCCGGTAAATCTTGATGAAGTTTGGCAACTTTGCTATGCAGAGAAAGGAAAGGCAGTGCGTGCATTGAAGACCAACTTCATTGAGAATGTGGATTTTATCAGTATTGCCAAAAATGGCAAAACTGCAACAGGTGGTTACAAAGAGGTTAGCTATCACCTCACCTCCGCTTGTTTGGAATATTTTGTTGCTCGCAAGGTTCGTCCGGTGTTTGAAGTGTACCGCAAGGTCTTTCATTGTGTAGCACAAGGCATCATACCTTCTTATCAGATTGAAGACCCAATTGAGAGAGCGAAGCGTTGGATAATGGAGCAGGAAGAGAAGAAAGCCATTGAGGAAAAGAACAAGGAAATGCAGCCAAAGGCAGAATACTTTGACAACTTAGTTGACAAAGGCTTGCTTACGAACTTCCGAGATACAGCAAAGGAGATTGGTATGAAGCAGAATCTGTTCATCAAAACCTTGATTAAGAAGAAATACGTCTATCGTGATAAACAGAATCACATTAAGCCATATTCGCAATACAATGGTGACTTGTTTAAGGTGAAAGACTGGGGAAACGACAAAGTTGTAGGTACAAGAACACTAATCACACCAAAGGGAAAGGAGACATTCAGACTGCTTTTCGGAAATGGTAATATGCCTTCGTTGAATTTCTAGGTAAAGGGAGAGGAATATCATTTCCCCTCCTTTGCCTTAATCTCAAGCTCGATAGGCTTGCCGCAATGGGGGCAGATGATAGCCGGATGTGATAAGGTTTCACCATCAATAGCAAGAAAACCAGATGGCGAACAACCACAAATATTGGCTATTTGCTCTACTTTTGCAAACGAGATAGAACCATTATTGATTTGTTGTGATAATGCCGATTGGGTTATACCTAACTTTTCGGCTACAGATGAAATGGTTTGTCCATGACTTCTAATTATTTTCTTTAAGTCCATACCTTATTATATATAAGTGAATACTAATATTTATTTTGCTGCAAAGATAGCTTATTTCTTTTATACCACCAAAGAAAAATAGTTAAATATTAGAAAGGGCTAATAAATAGCAAATAAATGTTTAGAAAATCCTTATATGTGTTAAATAAGTGTTAATATTAGAAAATACTTATAGAAACGTTTGGTAGTATTAGAAAAAACTACTATCTTTGCAATGTCTTTAAGAGATAAAGGCTTTAAAGTTTAACTATTAATTGCTGCTATGCAGCCGAGTCGGCACTCGTAAAACGGTTTGAGGATATGACAACTTCAATTAAGAACAAGATGAGAAAGGTAATGCAGTTGGCACATAGAGCCTATCAGTTGAAATCAAGTTCAATGTCTTGGGTTGAGTGCTTGAAACAGGCTTGGCAGGTCGTAAAACTTGAGGCAGCGATGAAGACCAAGGTGGTAGAGTTCTTCTTCATGAAGATGAATGGTGAGGTAAGACAAGCCTTTGGTACTCTCCTTCAGAGTCACATTGACTATACTCCAAATGGTACAGGGCATGCAGCATCAAGAGATTGCATCCGCTATTGGGATGAAGAAAAGGGCGCATGGAGACAATTCAAGGCTTACAACTTCTTGCGAGTTGCATAAAGATATATACACGTTCTAAGGTGTTTGGCGAGGCTTTAATAGGGGTGAGCCTTTAATCACCCCTTTAGTTAAGGACTTTTAAAGTATTTGAGATATGGAGACAATCGCTAAGTGTTTGAAAGAAGTGTTCTACAAAGGGCATCATATTACCAAGGTGGAGGACGTATTTGGTCAGGTATCCGTTCGCATTGATAATATTGCTGAACCGGACTATGCCAGCATAGCCGATGCAAAACGAGTAATCAATGGTAAAGCCCCTAAATGGTTTACGGATGGTTATATGTGGGACGAAGCCAGTAAAAAGGTCGTAAAAGACCCTAACGCTTTCCGATGGGAGGAGTAAGAAAAGATAAGGTAAAGAACTTAATACAATTGATTATGGAAAAGTTTAATGATGGCAATTATGTATTCGAGACAACAAACGAGTTTCCGGATGGCTATGAGATTTGGGCGATTGGTCGAAGAAATTTCAAGCACAAAGGCTACGTACCATTGTGTGAGGTCGATGAGAGCCGCTACGTCAAAAGAGATACCTTGAAGGCTTTGAAAGTCAAGGATGAAGCATTAGCTTTGACATTGCTCTCTGAAGCCGTTAAACGAGGTGTTAACAAGAAGAAGTATAACATAATGATTAATGCAAAAGAAAATGGATGAGAATTTTCTGAATGTGCTCTATATCGAGCATACAGACAAAATAGGCGTTCTAAAGGACGATAAGGACGAAAGGGTATCAATTATCCTTGGGACGGACAAAACGCTTGTAGAACGCAAAAGAGAGGGCAAAATGTATCTTCTTGTACCTTTGACAAAGTACCACACATTTGTCTGCAAGGGTAATAGTATTGATGTGGATGGTGAGCATATCAAGAGTGAAATCTTCTTCCGTAAGGATGGTGCTCAGTGGATTGAGATTGACAAAGAAACGTTATCTAAGGCAGCGTAAGGAATAAGGAGGTTTAAACTATGAAACTATATGTAGTAATTTCTTCATACCAACATGGATTGGGTGAAGCAGTGGAGGTTGACGCAGAAGTCTTCTCTACCATAGATAAGGCAAGAAAAGCGATAAGACACAAAGGGATGAACACTTTGGAGAATTACAAGCGAGTTTTGAATTGCGATGATTATCTATGCAATATCTCAGATTCTTTCTTCCATATCTCAGACAGCGAAGGAGAAACGTGGGATAATTTCGACATCGTAGAACAAGAATTAAAATAATAAAGCTATGAAGATTGATGTTGTTAAAAATATTTTAGAAGATGCGAAGGAGTGTGGTTGCCTTGTGACGATTACACTTGCAAATGGACAGGTATCTCATGTAAACTTCAGTAATCATATAAAGAAGTTTACTATAACAGATGATGTTATCTTAGACGAGGATGGGCATCTTGTGACAATAATTGATACGGATGGAAGTTGTGACTACATTGATAGCGATTCCATCATTCGTATATTTAGTAAAGAAGGTTTATAACAATTGATTAGATAAGAATATGGATGCTGGTCATGTGAATGTGATATTGGGCGAAGCCGAGGACAAAGGTCTTAGAGGAACTATCAACTTGGTAGGTGGGGCAAAGATAAGTTTCGACTTCAATAGTGTTGGTGGTGAAACCTCTTTCAATTGCAATACAAAGAACAGAACACTTATGATTGGGAGCGGAAGTACAGTAGTGTTTACTCGTAAATATATTGATTGTAGTTCTATCCAGTATATTGAAGTACTTGAGCGTACAAACTAATTATAGGAGACAAGAATATGGATGTACTAGATTATTATGAGGTTGTCACCTCAAAGATTTTCAAGTTGGAAAGCATGAACGAGGGGCTTGTATTGATAGCGCCGGAGCAGGAGGTGGATGGAGTCCGTTCCTTGATGGTGGGATTATATGTTCCTGAGCATGAACGATACAAGATGTACACTTTCCGTTCCTCTATGAACGAGGGCGAACTTGGAGACAAGTACAAGGCGATGGTCGGCACGATGGATGTGCTAAAACCGGATTGGGACAGAATCAGAAAGAAAAGGCGGAAGAGGATCTAACCTCTTACCGCCTTTAGGATGCAAGCTATTTCAAGATTATTTTTAGAAAATATGAAAATAAATTAGAGTTTCCTTGCATTTCTCGAAGGTTTTTGTTACCTTTGCGGATGCAAATAATAAAACAATGAGCTTATGAAAGTATTATCTATTCGCCAGCCGTATGCTTGGTTAATCGCTATCGGCTGCAAGACCATTGAAAACAGAACCTGGAATAGAAAGTTCCGTGGTCGTTTCCTTATTCATGCTAGCCAAGCCAAACCTGAAAAACTTGACGGATGGCAGGAGAGCGCAATGAAGAAATATTGCCAAGAGCATGATATTGTTATTCCAGACTTCAAAGACTTGCCAACGTCAGCCATTATCGGCAGCGTAGAGTTGGATGATATTCAATTCCATGAGGCTTATCCGGATGCGTTTGCTGAAGATTTTCAGTATCACTGGTTCTTGAAGAATGCTAAATTGTTCGATGAGCCGATTAGAAACGTCAAAGGCAAGTTGTTCCTCTGGGATTATGAGTACAATGAAGCCGAAAAGTAAAATAACAATACTTCTGTAATAAAAATACAAGTCGTTGAATGTTAGCATAAAAGTGCTTGTGGGTCTAAGAGGTAAATAAGGAAATAATATAAACATATTGTAAAATATTGAAGTTATGAAGAAGAAATTGATAATTGCCATCATCGTAGCTATCGTTGTGATAGGTGGCGGCATTGGTGGCTATATGTACCATTTCAGTCAAGTTAAGGCTGAAAAAATGGCTAATTACAAGAAGGCGTTATCTGATTATCGCTTCAATAGTAATAGATTGATATATTCTTTAGATTTCATAGCAACGGATTTTATTATCAATTGGAATTCTGCTATAATGAATAAAAAGGCTATGAACGTAAAGAATGAAATCGTTCCTTGCTCCGGTTTTGAAGATGCCGTTTCTTCTCGATATGCCTTCTATGATAAGTATGGCGCATATAAGATTTTGGATAGTGTATATGTTTCATTAGGAAAGCATTTGGAAATGATGCGTGTAAATGCTAATGAAGAACAGCAAAAAATCGTAGAAAGCTGTAGTAAGGAATACAGGGAGTTGAATAATGCTATTGTTCTTGTAAAAAAGCCATATGGCGCATTGGTGCAATATTCTAAACAGAAAGGAGACTTGTTCTTTAAACTTTATGCTTTTGATAGCGAATTGGCTAAAGTTTCCCCATTGGAAGAAGATAATGGCAATGAGAGAACAAAAGCAATGAATATGGAATTATACGGAACGCATTTGTTTGTTACGGCTGACTTTGACAAAGAACCGCAAAAGGCAAAAAAGCAAAGTTATACGTTTAGTAACATTTCAACAAATTGGGTTTATTTGAAATGATATATAAATAAGGCGTAATTTTAAAAAATAAGTTTCTAAAAGAAAATAAAGCTTAATAGAATAAAGAAATACGCTAAACAGCTTGCGTGTTTCAGAAATTATGCTTACCTTTGCAAACGTAATCAGAAATGGTTCAAAAATCTCATAATTCGCAACTTACCACATTATGTGAAGAATGAGTTTTTTCAAGTACGTATGCGACTAAAAAGAGTTGTTCAATTCTACTTGGGAAATATGGTATAGTAAAGTATTGTGCGGTACAGTAAAGTGAAGTATAGTTCTGTGTAGTCTAGTACAGTTCTGTAAAGTAGAGTAATGTAAAGTACAGTGAAGTAAAGCGAGCCATCCTTCGGGGTGGCTCTTTTTTGTTAATTGTGGTTAATATAGCAAAAATGTTACCATAAAATTTGGTCATATAACAAAAAAGTTATATCTTTGCAATGTCTTAAGGACAAAAGAGTTCTTGTAACAATGAAGAAAAGCGAATTGATTAAGAGACTGAGAGAAGCGGGATGCTTCCTGTCTCGACAAGGTTCGGGACATGAAAAATGGACTAATCCTAAAACGGGAAAGTCTCAATTCGTGCCAAGACACGCTAGAGAGGTCGCCACAGGCACCGCTCATAGTATTCTAAGAGAATTGGTTGGGGAGTAATCCCCACCTTTCTCTCTTCATCGCTTAAAGGACTCTTTTTTTTGTTAAGAAGATAAACGAATATATATATGAAGAAGATTAAAGTTATTGTAGAACAAGCCAAGGATGGGTCTTTTTGGTGTCATACCGAAGATGGCATAGGTAAGGTTGGCTTAAACTCTTGTGGAGAAACTGTTGCCGCTGCGAAGCAAGATTTAATGGATTGTTTGGCGTTGGCAAAAGTGGATGCAAAAGAGAATGGAGAAGTGTTTCCTGACGTTGAATTTGAATACAAGTATGACTTGCAATCTTTCTTTAATTATTTCTCTTTCCTCAATGTGTCAGAGATTGCAAAACGAGCAGGTGTCAATCCTTCATTGATGCGTCAGTATAGTAAAGGCATAAAGCAAGCTGGCGAGAAAACTTATGAACGTTTGGCACATTGTATAAATGAAATAAAAAAAGATTTGGTAGCCGCTACCTTTTAGGCGTGTGGCTTCATTGTTACAATAGATAAAGAACTCAGAGCCTTCTGCATGTGAATGTGGAAGGCTTTTTCGTATCTAGACCTTATTCTTTGCACTTAAATCTTTAGTGAAATAGCACGCCTTTATTCTTTCGTTATTCCTTTGATTATTAATTAATTTTGCCAATAAAATTATAAAAAATGGCAGAATTAAGATTCGATGTCAAAGCGAATTTCGAGCAGGTTACGAAACTTCGTTCCGAGTGCGAAAAGTTGAGGGCTGAGTTGTTGAAGACCAATAAGTCAACCGACCCAGCTATTGTTGTGGATTTGACGGAAAAATATGCAGATGCAAGTAATCGCTTAAAGGATTTAACGCAAGCAGCTTCAAGAGCCGCTTACGTGATGTCTTCTGAGTTTAACAAGAAGATGCAAGCAGCCGCAAGGGAAGTTTATAGCTATGAACTTCAAATGCAAGCTACCAAAGACCGAATAGAGAAAATCCAACAGCAAATCACTAACAAGAGATTAACTCTTGGAGTTACAACGGATAAGTCATCCATAGATTCTTTACAGAAGAATATTGACTATCTGAAAGGTTCTTTGGCAGGTCAAACTGCGCAGCTGAAGAACCTAGAAGGAGGTGCTGTCGGTGCTCGTCAGACCTTGGAGAATATGCGGAATGAGTATGTTTTGTATGCAGGTTCAGCAAATCCGGCAAAAGAGGCAACAAATATGTTGACCGATAGCATGAGCCAAATGATAGAACGCATGAAGTCCGCTCCAACTGCCGGAGAGGGCATGTCTAGCTTGTTCCAAAGGGTAACGGGTGATGCTCACATGCTTTCGGCAACATTACTTGGTGGTTTAGGATTTGAGCAACTGGCAGGTAGTATCTTTAATACTCGTTCTCAATTCCAACAACTTGAAATATCTTTCAATACCATGCTTGGTAGTGCGGATAAGTCTAAACAATTGATGGATGAACTTATCCAAACGGCAGCTCATACGCCTTTTGACATGTCCAGTATTACGAGCGGAGCAAAACAACTTTTGGCATACGGAACGGAAGCGAAAGATGTTAATAAAACTCTTGTTCAGCTAGGTGACATTGCTTCGGGCTTGAACATTCCGCTTGGAGAACTTGTTTATCTTTACGGAACGACCGTTTCGCAAGGAAGAATGTTTACAATGGACTTGCGTCAGTTTATGGGTAGAGGTGTTCCTTTGGCAGAAGAGTTGGGTAAAATTTTACACCAAAATACAACTGAGGTTCAAGAGTCTGTTTCTAAGGGAAAAGTCACATCAGACATCTTCAAGGAAGCTATCGCCAACATGACGCAAGCTGGCGGTCGTTTCGGAGGCCTGATGGAGCAACAATCAAAGACATTGGAGGGTCAGTGGAGTAACATTGGCGACTCTATCCAACAGATGTTTAACGAAATCGGCAAAAAATCCGAGGGCGTGTTCTCTAGTGGATTGTCAATTATTTCTGCTATGGTAGAGAATTGGCAAGAGGTAATAAAAGTTATTGGCGTTGCTACAGTAGCTGTTGGTTCTTATCGTGCATCATTAATGGCGGCTGCTTCTATTCGCAAAGCAGAGGAAGCTCAAAAAGCCGATGATATGATGAAGGGAATTGACGCAGAAATCAAGCGTTTGCAAGACCTAGAAAACTCTAACTACAAGTCGCTGGGTAAGGATAAAAAGCAAGAGCGAGTAAATAAACAACAAGACTTGGCAAGTATTGTTGGAGATACATCTGTTTCCGATGACTTTGTAAAGGCAAGGTTAGATGCAGCCGAGCAAGAGGGCGTTATTTCGGCACAAATGCGTTCCCAGCTAGAGACGAAACGTGAACTCTTACAAACTCAACAACAAGCAACGGCACAAAGCCAAATTGAGCTTGATGAAGAAAAAAGAAAGACAGAGGAACTTCGTCAACAAAAGATAGAATCTCTTAAAGAAGATTTGAAAACAACCACAGAGAAAATATCAAATCTTGATGATAGGGATATTGAGTTAGCTAGACAATATACAGCAGCCTTGAATGATTTGCAAGATGCCCAAGATGCCTTTGCTGAGGCTCAAAAATTGGTTGAGGAAACCGCTGATGGTGCAAACTTAGCTTTTGACGCAGAGGGTAATGCCGTGAATGCACTAGAAGCAAAGGAACGTTTGGCCACCGCTGCGAAGAAAGTGAATACTGCTCAAACAAATGTTTCGACAATTGCAAGTCAGCAAAGAGGAGCTGCGCTTATTCGTGAGCAATTACAAGAGAGACAAGCAACACTACAAACGCAGTTGAATTCTGTTAGTCAAGCTACAAATACGACTACGAAAAAGGCTAGTACTTTAGCTACAGCTGCTTCAACGGTAAAAAATGCCATCCATACCGCAAGTGTTAAAATAATGACAACTGCTGAATTAATGCTTAGTAATGCGGTAAAATCCACAACTATGGCTTTAAAGGGAATGTGGGCTGCTATGCTTGCAAATCCGATTACTGGTATTATAACATTGGTAACAACGCTTGCTAGTGCCGTTGCAATGTTCGGAGGTGAAGAGGAAGATATTTCTGTTGACACAAAGCATTTTGGAGATTCTGCTGAAAACACAAGGGCGAAAGTTGATGGCTTGCTTAACGTAATGAGGTCTTCTAAGGAAGGAACTGATGCTTACAACAAAGCTAAAGAAGAACTTATCCAAACATACGAGCAGTTCGGGATTAAGTGTGATGCCGAAAAGGACAATTTAACAACACTTAAAGGGAAGCATGATGAATTTGTTGCAACCTTACAATTGGAGAATGCTGAAAGAGAAAAGGCTAATGCTTTAATGTCTGCCACTTCCCAATATACAGAAGCAAGAAACAAAGAAGATGACAATTTTAGCAAAGACTTATCCGGTCATTGGTATCAAGGTGGGCAACATGTAGATAAGGAAGATATAACATCAATACAAATGATGTATAATTCCATAGCAACAGATGAGGTTTTAGATAGGCTGGCTAAGTTGAAGCAAAGAGTAGATGATAGCACATTGTCTTACAAGGAGCATATAGATGCTTTTAATATTTACACAAATGCAGTTAAAAAGACATTTGCGCCTATTGATTCGTTCTTAGAAAAACAACATTACAATATAGCAACTATAGAGAATACTGACCATTCGATATTGGAGCATACGAGTAATCTTGCAAAATTAAAGATAAGTTATAAAAACGCAGAGGATGCGATAATGAAGGCGGCTGCTGAAAATGTAGATTGGAATAATACACAGGCTAGGTCACAATGGGTAGCTCAGCAAAATAAACAAAGCATAGATGCCTTAACTTCCTCAACAGACCAGCTTATTTCTATATGGAATCAGGAATATGGATTAAATTTGAAAATCCATTATGATGATACAGAAATTCCAAGTTGGATGAAATCTTTAACGGATAAGCAGTTGCAATCTTTGATTAATAGACGTAAGGCAGATTTAAATAGGCAAGAGCAATACCGAACTAATCATAAAGGAAGTAAATTGCTGACAAAGCAAGGAAATCAGCTAAGAGACGAAAATGCCAATAGGCTTGATGTCGCTATGGCTGGTTCTATTCTGAAAGATAGAGAGGCGAAAAGAAAAGCCGATGCAAATAAGCCGAAGGAAACGACAAAGAAAGCTACACCTAAGAAAACAACACCTAAGAAAACAGGTGCAACGGATGACCCACAAGCAAGAGCGTATGAACGCAAGAAGGCTGAGGAAGACTATTCCAAGTCTATTTCATCCTATTCGGAGAAAGCCAGTGATGAGTTGTCAAAGCGAAGAACAGAATTGATTAAGAATGAGACCGAAAAGGAGATTGCTCAAATTAATATGTCTTCAGACAAGGAGAAAAAGGCTATAGAGGATTCGATTGACAAACTCGTTGAGGCTAAGAAGAAGAAAGACCAGATTGTTTGGGTAAATTCGGGAAAAGGTCGTAAAGCCAACATGTGGAAACAGGGTAAGTCCGATGCGGAATACCGCAAAGAGGTATTGGGCACACAAATGGTTGACGACAAGGGTAATCATCTTGGGAAGACCATTGGACAGAACTCCGAAGACCAAATTGCCTTGATTGAGAAACAGAGGCAATTAAAGCTGAAGGAAATCCAGCAAGCGGAGATAAAGGACATGTTGGATTTCATGAAGCAATACGGCAGCTTAGAACAACAACGTTATGCTATTCTAAAAGAATACACGGACAAGATAGACCTTGCAAGAGAAAAGGGAGATACTTTTGGTGCAGCGAACGCTGAAATGGAGATGAACGACCAGTTGAAGAAGTTGAATTTTTCGGATTTCAAGGATTCTATCAATTGGGATGTTGTCTTTCAGGATATGAACCGATTGAGTATTCCTTATCTTGAAGACCTTCGCAAGAAGATGAAGGAGTTGCTTGGTTCGGGTACGTTGGAAATTGATGACATGAAAACCGTATCTGACCAAATCTACAAGATTGATGATGCGATTTCCGAGCAGAAGGATAGATGGGGATTGGTTAATGATGCAGTCCGTGAACACCGTAGGCTTATTGATGAGGCGAAGGATGCGCAAGACCGATTGGCACAAGCTAGAAAGGGGGAGTTTGATGCCAAGGCTGATAACATGAGCCAAAGGAGAAAAATCCAAGGTGTGTTTGCGGAAAGTGGGGTTAGCATAGATACCAGTAATATCACTTCTGCCAATAAGGACAAACTTATGGGTTCTACCAAGAATCTCAGTGTAAGCCAAACGGAGAAGTTACGTAAGCTTTTTGATGATTTGGCGGTTTCAGAGGTTAAGGTCGGAAAGGCTACGAAGGAAGTCGGAAAGGCACAGGAAGAAGCCAAGGTAAAGCAGGATGCTGCAAAGAAGAGCTTGCATGATACTATAGAGGAATGGGCTGAAGGCTTGAGGAAAATCCAAGAGAAGCTGAAAGACCTTCCTGGGTTAGTCGATGCTTTGGGTCTCGGAAACACAGGCTTTGGTAAAGCCGTGAATAACGGAATGGATGCATTGAACAGTGGAACACAAGCCTTTTCTGATTTTGCAAGCGGAAACTACATAGGTGCGGCTATGAATGGAATAAAAACCATTGGCTCGTTGGGCAAGATGTTCGGTATTGGCGGAGGTAATGGTGCAGAAGTTGCGAAGAAAACAGAAGAGCTGACCGAGAGCAATGACAGATTGATGTATTCTATTGATAAGTTAAAGGATTCTATCGACAAGTCTTCCGGTTATACGGCAGTCAGCAATTATAATGCTGCTTATGATGCCCAAAAGCAGGTTAATACCCAAACGATGGATATTCTCAAAACACAGATGGGGTATCATGGGGCACACCATTCAAATGCTTATTATTGGAATCTTTCTGCACAAGATTATGCGGCAATCAATAAGACTTTGGCACAGCAATCGGCAGTCAGAGGCGGTTATACCAATTCTTCGATAAACAAGGTTAATTCCTTGGAGGATATATATAAGCTCACTCCAGAGCAGATGGCTGACATTCGTACACATAATGCGGATGTATGGAAGAACATGACCGACCAAGGTAAGTATGATAAGACGGAATATTGGGAGCAATATACAGAACTGGCGGGAAAACTAGAGGAGTTGACGGAGCAAATCAATGAGAATTTGACTCAAACAACCTTTGATTCGATGAAGAGTGACTTCATAAACAATCTTATGGATATGAGTAAGTCTGCAAAGGATTTTTCTAATGACTTCACTACAATGCTCAACCAGTCGATGCTTAACTTCGCTTTGGGAGACCTTATGAATAAAAAGCTTAAGCCTCTTTATGAGAGCTGGGCAAACAAGATGAAGGAGAATGGAGGAAGGCAGCTCACGCCAACCGAATTGAATAATCTTAAAGAAGAGTATGACAAGATAGTTCAAGAGGGTTTGGCTATTCGTGATAATATTGCTGATATTACGGGTTACAAGCAATCTTACGAGCAGTCCGCTTCTTCCGGTTCTTTTGAATCAATGAGCCAAGATACAGGAGAAGAGTTGAATGGTCGTTTCACTGCGGTGCAGATCGCCACAGAGGGAACGTATGAGGAAGCAAAGCTCATAAATACCAAGTTGGATGCTATTGCGGCTCGTGATGGTGGTACAGAGGGTAGCTTATTAACGGCTAGCGTGAATACTATTATGGGTAATGTGGGTAACATTTGGTTAGCCGTTGATGAGGATAGGACTATCCTTGCACAAAGCTTGATGTACTTGCAGTCGATTGATGAGCGACAAGAGCGATGGCATAAGCCTATGCTGCAAGCATTCAATGATATTCACGAATTAAAAGACAAGATGAGTAGATTGTAAACAAAGAAGAGGAACGTATGATGCGCTCCTCTTTCTTTTTTATAGTTTCTTTTCTTCCAGTAATTCGTCAACTCTCGCTTGAAATGCAAGTTCTGTCTCTGAAAGGCTGTAGCCAGAGTAGGAATAGCTTGTCCCGATGATGTGGCCATCAAACCTTCCAGTATTGTCATCCTTTGTGAAAGTGCCTTTGTAACCCTTGTATTGGAATACTATTTCCTTATTATCCTCCTGCTTGTCCTTGTCGTAAGACTTAGCTATCTTAATCAGGTAACAGAAGCCGAACATGAATAGGCAAGAGATAAAGGAAGAGATTGAGAATCCAACCATTGCCCATCCTATCGCCTTCGTCTCCTGCTCTCCAAAGAAGCCCATCATCAAGCCGATGGCAAACAATAATATAGTTAACCATAGTGCTATTGTACTAATTAACGAGAGAACACGGAATACCGCTGTACCTCTCAAATTGAAAAAATCATTCATAGCCGTAAAAGTTTTAATTATTAATACTTGCAAGGAATGTTCCTTACGTTACTTAACACTTTCCAACTTGTCCAGCACGTCCCTAGCCTCAGCAATGGACGATGCGGAATACAACTCACCACCTTGTTTTATTAGGGCGATGAAATCACTCATAGCATCTACTTTGTTCTGCTTATCAAACAATTCTGCTACAGGACAGCCTATAGCGTTTGCTATTTTTTCGATAGTTGATATACGCAAGTCGTTTTTCTCGCTAAGTAAACGAGAAACCGAAACTCTATTCATACCCATCCGGTCTGCTAAGTCTTGTTGCGTTACACCATATTTATTAAGAACATCTTTAAATCTCATAATACGTAATACGTTACATTGATATTTTCTTGCAAAGATAAGAATAATATTTGAAATGTAGCATATATACGTAAAAGTATTAACGAAGTTTAAAGAATAGTACGTTACAAATGAATATCTGTTAATTAACCTAAATACGTTACATTTTCTTTCTAAAATATTTGGTAGTGTAACGTAAATATGTTACCTTTGCATCGTGATTAAGAAACAAAGGTCACAATAACATTATTAATTTAGCTGAGGTTGCACCTCCGAGTCGGCACTCGTAAAACGGTATAGCAATATGACTACTTCAATGATAAGAAGAAACTTGATTCAGAAGTTCGTTATGATAGAGTTCGTAAGCAACAGAATGAACACCCAAAAAGATGTTGATAGAATGTTGAATATGATAACAATAAAGCTCAATATGAACAACGATGAGGCTAAGAGCTTCTTGCGTGAGAGCATCGGACTTGCAAAGTAAGTAATTTAAGTTTAACGTTTAAAATTGAAAGATTATGGCTACTACATTTAAGAATATGATGAGAGAAGTGATGAATATGGCACACAGAGCCTTTCAGCTTAAAGGTGCTTATATGAGTTGGGCAGAATGCTTGAAGCAAGCTTGGCAGGTTATCAAACTGAAGGCTCGCATGAAGAAGCAGGTCGTTGAGTTCTACTTTCAGAAAATGAATGGTGAGATTCGTCAGGCTTTCGGCACTTTGATGGAGAGTCATATTGACTACACTCCAAACGGCAAGGGTTACGCTTGCAAGGACTGCACAAAGTATTGGGATGAAGTCAAGGGCGAGTGGAGACAATTCAAGAACTACAACTTGATTAGAGTTGCTTAACAAGGTTATTAACGATTTAAAAAGAAACTAGATATGAGCGCAAAGATTATCGTGATGCAAGGCAACATGGTTGCAACCATCGAAGAGACGAACAAGGACGCATTTCTCAAGCGTGGAGAGTATAAAGAGACCGATCTGGACAGACATAAGCGTGAGGTCGATTTCTTGATTACAAGCATCGCTAACCGCTACGAAGTGACATTCAATCACAAGGTAGAGCTGAAGGAAAGCCGAAGCATCAAGAAAAGCGAGTATTTCGATAACATCTACTACGTTACCGAGAATGCATTGAACAAGCTGAAAAAGCAATACTCATACGAGTGTGACTTGTAATAGATTTCGTGAGGCACACGCTAAACTGCACCGGACTTTGGACATTAAATATTTAAGAGATATGGATAAGAATTTGATGGATGCTCTTTATGTTGAGCATGATGGCAAGATTGGTGTTTTAAGCTCAGATGAGCACAAGGTGGTATCACAGGTTATCGGCACGGATTTGACGCTTGTGTACGACAAGAAAGAGGGTGATACATACCTTTTGATACCATTGACCCGAAACCATAAGTTCGAATGCAATTGTAGTCACATTATCGTGGATGGCAAGCGGTTCGATTCTGACATCTTTTTCCGAAAGGATGCTTGCCAATGGATTCAGATGCAATCAAAAGAAATGCTATTAATGGTAGCGTAATAATATATAAAGTGAGGCACACCCGAGCAACTGCACATTATCTTTGAAGTTTAACTATTAAATTCCGTGAGCAATGGAAAGAAGAAGTAATGTGCAGAAAAGTGCCATAAGAATTGGTCGTGCTGGTGAAGACAGAAGTCCTCCAAAGCAAAACAAACGTTAACGTTTTGAATAAAACACTAAAGCGTTTGCAAGTTAGAAAAAATTATATTAACTTTGCAGCCGAAAATAACAAGGTTGTGAAGTAGAGAGCACGGCTAATAAGGATATTGAAACTATTAAAATTTGTTAGATATTTTACTTTCTCCAAGCGTGGAGAATTGCCACAAGCTCATCTCTCTACTTTAGTGGGCAAGTGGCTAAGCCCTGTCCGCACTCGTGACTTTAGCGGATGGGGCTTTTCGTTTCCACCACAGCCAAATATAATTATTAACAAATTAAATTTGGAGTTACTATGACAGAAAATGTAAACCGAATGATGGTGAATCCGCCAGTGTTCCCATCGGGTATTGTGGAATCTGGTATGACAGGTGATGGAGAAGAAAGAATCACCTCGTTGGAAATTGCAACTATGACAAATAAGTTGCATAAGAATGTTATGCAGTCTATTCGTAAGATGGAGGCTGCGTGGATAAAGGTTAACGGGCTAGGTTTTAAGCTCGTTAATTACCAAGACCAAAAGGGAGAGACTAGACCTTGCTATTCCCTTACCAAACGTGAGAGTCTTTACATTGCCACCAAGTTTAATGATGAGGCAAGAGCGAAGTTGGTTTTGCGTTGGGAGGAGTTGGAAATTAAGCATCGTGAGCAGGTGCAAGCCGAGCAAATGAAGCCTCAGCAAAGTTTCTTGCAAGACAAGTTGACGGTTGCTAATTGGGTAATGGACTCGTTGCGATATAGTGATGCCGCACGCTTGCAGTTGGTGAGTCAGATAGCAGAGCCTTATGGTGTTCCGGTTCCCGATTACGTCCACGCTCCGAATGGTGCTTCGCACGCAGTCAGTGAATTATTGAAAGAACGTGGTGTTGAGTTATCAGCCATCAAGTTCAATAAGCTGGCATTGGCTGCTGGCTTATTGGAAGAGAAGACCCGAAAGGGTGCGCACGGCAAGGTTCACAAGTACTATTCCGTCACAGAGAAAGGATTGGAGTATGCTTTGAATGACATCTACAAGGATGTGCCTGGACAAACCATTCCAAAGTGGTATGACAACAAGTTTGGGGAGGTGTTGGAAATCATCGGATATAAATCATCAGAGCAGACGGATATGTTTGCAAGCGGTGAGGCACACAATTAAACTGTAGTAATAATATTGATATATAATCGAGTATGAGGGGAATGCGCGATGCACTCTCCTCTTTTTTTTATGGTGAAAGTTTTTGTTTTTCACAATATAGATAAGTGTTGTTAAACTGAGTGCTAATTTTTGGTAGAGTGGAATATAATAGCTATCTTTGTGGTCGAATTTCAAAACTTATAAGGATATGAAGATATTAGAACCGAGATATGAAATCCTATCCCAAGGCAAGGGCATGGATGGAGTTTACAAGCAGATAGAGTTATGCGGTCGCACTTGCTATGCGTCAAGTATGAAGATAGACAAAGACAGCGCAAAGCCTTTCGTTGAGCGTATGGTAAGCAGCAACCATCTTGCCATGTGTGAGCATGGAACAATCTATCTACATGTTGCTTACGATAATGACTTCTTTGTTCCGGAGTCTTTACTGGTCAAACACTATCGTGAGAACAAATATTCAAAGGTGATGCAGATTGGCAGCGACTACTATATCACGACCAACTACAGAGTGATAGTAGAGAACGAATGGTTTGATGATTTGGACTATATCTGCGAGCCTACGGAATGGCATGAGAAGCGAATAACCGTCCGCTTTACTACTCAGATTGCGGTAAGTAGAGAGGCTAACAGACATCGTGTAGATTCCGTAGCGGAACAAAGCACTAGATATTGCAACTATAGTAAGGATAAGTTCGGAGGCGAGATTGCTATCAACAAGCCAAAGTGGGTTAGCGAAGATGATGCGGTTAATCCATTGTCTTTCGATGGTGGAACATTTGTTGACCTATCAAAGAACATCGGTAGTTATGAGCATTGGAGTCCAGTAGAAAAATGGTGGTTTGCCAATAGAGTATGTGAAATGATGTATTTGTCTTTGGTCAAGGATGATGGTCTTAAGCCACAGGATGCGAGAACTATTCTTCCTCTTGATACCAATACGGAGCTGATTCATACCGCATTCGTGAGTGATTGGCTTCATTTCTTCGATTTGCGATCAAAGGGAACTACCGGAAAGCCTCATCCAGATATTGAGGTCTTGGCAACCCCATTGATGAATGAGTTCAAGGAACGAGGGCTGATTTAATCGCTTATGAAGAAGAAAGCCAAGCAAATAGCCAATGTGATGAGCAATGACTCTTTGGAGGTTGTTGCTCAGATAATTGTTGATGAGGCTAAAGGTGTGCGCTATGAAGTGTATGCTGATGGCTCTAGTAAGAACAACAAGTGTGGTTGCGGTTGGCTTGTGCTTCATAAGGGAGCGATTATCAAAAGTGGGAAATATACATTTATTACAGCCAAGGTGAACGATTCGGTGAAAGCCGAAATAAGGGCGGTCATTCAAGCATTGGGTGATTGCCCTCTTTTGTGTTCTGTTGATGTATATGTGGATTGCCAAGTGGCTATAGAGAGAATACAGGCTTGCAAGTTAGGAGACTTACAGCCTATATATAATAAGGTAGCGAAAGGCAAGGTGATAAGATACCATTGGGTTAAGGCTCATAGAGGTAATATGTATAATGAAATGGTGGATTCTTTGGCTTTTTCTGCTACAGAAAGTTAATTTTGCGCCTACATATATAATAAGCGTTAAAATGCAAAAGAAATACATTAAACAATTTGCATATTTCGATAATTCTTTGTATCTTTGCATCGTAATTAAGAAACAAGGTTACTAATTAAAAAGGTGAGACACACCGTAAAAACTGTGATTCGTTATGAATACTAGATTGAGTAAGAAAGAAACAATGGTTTATGGCAATATCGAAGTGATGGCTGATGTAATTGGTGGTAACAAGTACTTTACATTTGCTGAGTTGTATGATTTCGATTTGGATAATACCAAGGATGAGTTGAAAGAAATCTTAAACTCTTTGACAGAGAAAGGTTACTTGAAGAGTTTTCACGATTTCTACGAAACTTATCGAGTTTTAAAGTAAGAATAACAAAGGGGATATAAAATCCCCTTACAATATAAATTTAGAACGTGAGACACACGTAAAACTGTATTGAAACAATGAAAAAGGTATTCACAATTGAGAATGCGTTAGCGTTTTTATTTGCTCTTGAAATAGTATCTTTAATTTATTTTCTAGGATAGGGCTTATGCAGATTAAGTTTGGTAAAATAAAGTTTACTGCGGCTAAGTCCGAAAAAGGATGCCGCTTTGATGCTTGCTACAAAGGTGAGCATGTGGCTTTTGAGAGTGAAGATATGTCTTTGTATGATGATGTTTTTTCTGATAATAACAGAAGAGCAAAGGCTGCAAAGAGGGTGGTTTACGAGAATATAAAACACAAGTATTATGAAAATCATAGAGATTAGCGATTTCAACGCTGCCGATGAATTTGTCGTTGAGGCTATGATGCATGATGGCAAATTCAAGGTTATCGGCAAGGTTATTATTGATAATAATCTTCTGAATGATGATGATTTGGGAACCATCTGGCATTGTGCCAATTGGCGAACGAATGGCTATGAAAAGATGGTTGTCCCTAATGGGGTGTACAAAGGCTTAAATGCATTTAGTGATGGTCGAATGTTCTATGTAATTACGGATGATGAGGTCGGAGTGGTTAACGAGAACATTATGGTACGTAAGCATTACGATGTCAACAATGGCTATTATATCAAGTCTTCTAGGTTGCACAAGGAGCAATCCAAGGATTTGTGGTGCTTTGGTAGCCGTGAGACTATTGAGAACGAATATAGGTCAAATAAAAAACTGTTTTAAATTGAGTAGTATGATTTCATACAAGTACAAGTTATACCGGACGAAGAAGACGAGGCATTTGGATAAGATGCTCCGAGAGGCTTGCTATGTTTGGAATCATGCGCTTGCCTTGCAGAAGAGATACTATAAGTTGTATCACAAGTATATTCCTAGATTTATGATGCATCATCATTTTGCTAAACGATATAAGCCAATTTTGCTTAACAGCCATACCGTTAGGGAAATCTTGGATAGATTGGATATTACTTACAAGCGTTTCTTTAAGCATGATGCAAAGCGTCCACCTAAGTTCAAAAAGATGGTTGAATTTAGTTCGTTCGTTTTCAAAGATAATGGTTATTCCCTTAGTGGAAACGAGTTTGTGATAAACAAGATAAAGAAATCCTTCAAGTTCTCTCTGAGCCGTCCTTACGATGGCAAGGTTAAGAGGGTATCAGTCAAGCGCAACAAGCTGGGCGAGTACTTCATTATCCTTTGCTTGGACAAGCAAGCCGAGCCTTACGGAAAGTCACACGATGGTGCATCCGTGGGCATCGACTTTGGATTGAAGAAGTACATGACTTTGAGCGATGGTCGTGAGATTGATAATCCTCAGTTCCTTAAAGCTGACTTGCAGGAGCTTAGGCGCAGGTCTCGCAACCTCTCGAAGTGCAAGAAGGGCAGCAACAACCGCAAGCGCAAGAAGATGGAATTGGAGCGATTGTATCGGGATATTGTGAACAAACGTTCCGATTTCCAGTGGAAGCTGGCTCACGAACTTTGCAAGCGTTACGACTTGATTTGCTTGGAGGACTTGAACTTGGAGGTAATGGCAAAGCGTTGGGGACGCAAGATGTCTGACTTGGCACATGGCGATTTCGTTGTGAAGTTGGAGCACGTAGCGAAGAAGTATGGCGTTAAGGTTCATAAGATAGACCGCTTCTTCCCATCGAGCCGCCTTTGCACTTGTGGTTATAAGAACGATAAGCTGTCATTGGGTGATAGGATTTGGACTTGCCCTAGTTGTGGTGCAGTTCATCCTAGAGACCTCTTCGCAGCTGAGAATATACTTCGGCAGGGCATTGCCGAATTGGGGAGTGGTAGTAAGTCACCCAAGCACTCGCAAGGGCGCAGCCACGTTAACAACCCAACAATCCCTTGTAAATAGCAATGGAGTGTGCCATGTATGCAATAGACTTAGCTCAACGCAAGCAACTTGAAGGATAAAAACAAAATACAAAATTAAGAATAAGCATATGGAAGAATTAAGAGGTGTTTACACATTACCCGTCTTGTATAATGAACAAAGTGGTAGAAATGTAGGTGTATCTGTAAGAAGAGAACTTGGAGTAGTTGTTGCAATCGACAATGAAGATGAGTTTAAGGGTGTTTTTTCAAAGGATGGTGAGGTGGATGTATTCAAGCAGTTACTATCACAAGAAGTGTATCGTTACTATACAGAACACAATGCATTCCCTATTGAGCCTTTGATTTCTTACAAGATGGATGGCGATATTATCTTTGACTATGTTGAAGTAGCTATCGGAAAGATGTACGGCGGTTATGTATATATCGTGCATTACAACTTTGCAAGCACGGCATCATAATAAATAAGATAGACTATGACGGTAGTAGATAGAATTAGAATTACGGCTCAGATTGCAGTATTGAAGGAGATTGCTCTTGACTATAAGGGAAAGACAATAGATAACATCATCCAACAGCTAGAAGCAAGATTGAGTGTACCGAAATAAGTTCAAATTCCAATAGTTGGAAGATTATGAGTGGTGGACGTTTTGATTATGCCCAGTATAGGATTGCTGACATATACACAAAGATAGAAGATTATGTTGATGGTCATCCATTGGATGAGGAAGATGAAAGATGTTTCCTCGAAGACCGATGGTTGGAGGAGGATGAAGACAAGTATGTTAGAAAGCATCATCATACGATGCCTAATAGATATGGCTTATCTAAAGAGACTATCAAGGAATTCAAAAAGGGTATTGAACTTCTGAAGAAAGCTCAGGTTTATGCCCAAAGAATTGATTGGCTTCTTTCCGGTGATGATGGAGAAGATAATTTCCATCTACGTTTGAAAGAGGATTTGGCAAATTTAAAAAGTAAAAAAGGGTAGATTATGAGTTGGAATTATCGTTTAGATACACCTATGATGCAATTAGCTGAAGAGGTGAATAAGAAATATGATACCGATGCTGGTAAGATGCTTCTTTGCACTTATCTCTTTATGGTATCAAGTGAAGAGGTCAAGGACAAGCAAGCTTTCTTTGATTGGGTAGAAGAATTGAGTAAGTCTAGCAAGTGTGATGCGGTAAGGGAGTATGTGGAAATCAAGGACAAAGCCGATTGGCTGCATGGTGGATTCTGTAAGCCGATTTACCGCCACTACAAGGGCAATTTCTATGAGTATCTTGGAGAGGTTACTGATAGCGAGACTTCTGAGGTAAAGGTTGCGTATCAAGCAGTGTGCGGACAGCATGAAGTTTGGGTGCGACCAAAGGAAATGTTCTTTGGTAATGTTGAGGTAGATGGTAAGTCTGTTCCTAGATTTATGAAGGTAGATTTAAAAGACTTAGAGAAACAAGCCGAGGGCAATGGACAGAAAAAAGATTAAGAGTTTGCTAGGTCAAGCAATCTTGCGAGTGAATGAAGTCGTACCGGATTTCGAAGACTTGGATAAGGTTCTTCCTTTGCTTAGACAGGCGATTGATGAATTAGATAAGTCAGAATCGGGTTCAGTTTAGAAAGGGTGAAAAATGGCAAATAGGCAGACGATAAAACCAAAGGTAGTTCCATTTGAGATAGCCAAGCTTCTGAAGGAGGTTGGCTACGATGAGAAGATAGCCGAATTTTGGGCTTACGCCAGCCCTTGGACAGCAAAGGGTGGCATTCGTAATGGTGGTAAATATAGTGAGCATTACGGAAGTTATATCGCTTATTCAAATTCCGAGTGGGAGAAATCCAATATTGAGTTTTCTGCTGCCTTAAAGTTGAATAGCAAGCATCCGGCAATATCCGCTCCAAGCTATGATATGGTGCTTGATTGGCTTTTAGAGCATTTCGGTTACTATATTTGTGTTGCAAACATTTCGAAAGGTAAGTTCTGTTGGCAAACTACATCATGGTGTGTAGAGGAAGGCTTGTGTCATACGGATGGTAAGGAATATTCCAGTAGATACGAGGCAATGGATGCCGCTTTCAAGAGTATCTTAAAGGCACGTTTGGAGAATGAAAATGATGAGAAACTGCAAACGTTTCTCAAAAGAATTAAAATGGAAAATTAAGATGAACAAACAGAAAATGATAGAGTGGATAGCCACTTGTGATACTGGTATCTCTTCTAAAACCATGTGGAGTGCATTGATGGGGGTAAAACGAAAGAAAGATTTGAATATTCCCAAAGACAATAGTGACTTCCGTAGATGCTATGACATGGTAGAATACGGACACGTAACCTTGGATGAGCTACAGGTTGTAAAGAAGCAATATCCTTGGTTTGCTCCTGTTGTTGACAATTGGAAGGAGTTGTCTCTTTTGTTTGAAGAAGAGCTGGACAAACGCTTGTATATGCGTATTCGTCAGCTATGTGAAGAGTCAGATGCTATCCGGTATGAGAAAAAGGGAGAACTTTATTATGAGAGGAATTTTTGGTATAATATAACACAATAATCAAATTAAGAATGAAGAAAATTATCTTAATGTTTTGTATTGCGATACTCGGCATGAGTGCGCTTACAAGTTGTCATTCGGTTTCTCCTGATGCAGACGAAGAAGCCGTAATCGTAAAGAAGCCTTGGTTTATTGGGCATGGAGGTGTTGAACAGCAAGCAGTGCAGACTGGTCTAACTTGGTGTTGGTGGTCAACGAGTGGTTATTACTTCAAGATTGTTCCAGTCCGTCACGAGATTACCTTAGATGATTTGTTTAGTGACGATAACACGCCACTTGACTTCCATACTGTAATCATTACTCAGATTGAGCAAGGCAAGTCCCCAATTCTTTTGCAGAATTATGGTGAGAAATGGTTTGATACTAATCTCAACAATTATTTCTGCAATCTGGTTCGAGACCATATTTCTCAGCATTCCCCATTTGACTTGATGTCGAATCGGCAAGTGCTTAATCAGATTGACACCAAGATACGCAAGCAGATGCAGGACTATGTGAACGCTCTATCAAAGAAAAAGCAGATGCCTATCATCATAAAGGAGGTTATCATTGGTAAAGCTACACCAAACAAGGAACAGCTTAATGAAATGAACCGCACGGCAAAGGTCGTGCAAGCCAAGCAGACACAAGAACGTGAATATGAAGTGCAGATAGCAAGAGAAAAGGCTGAGCGACAAAAGGCAAAGGCAGATAAGGCATATATGGAAGAAATGAACCTTTCCGCTGGTCAGTTTATCAACCTTAAGTGGATTGAGACAGTAGCAAATAAGCAAGGAGCAAATATTGATGTTATGGTTGGCCCTGCGGAAAGCATGTGGAATATAAGACGCAATTAATTAATTTTCAAATCGAGTAAACAAGAATGAATAAAGACAAATTAAAGGTCAGCTTTGAGATTGACCGTTACAAGGTGATTGGTATGCTTTCACGTAATTGTGAGAATGCTGAAGAGTACAACGAGATTATGGAAATCCTTGAAGGCAAGAATGAGTTTGTGCGTGATGCGAATGGTAACGAGGAGCTTGCAAGCCGCATTTGCAATTATGCTTTGGACTCTATCTTGGTAGAGAATCCAGACTTGACTCTTCGTAAGCGTTTGGATAAGGAACAAAAAGGCGAGGATGTTCCAGAAGGAATTTCCAATGTCATCGAAATCAAAGGTGATGACGCAAAGAAACTTGTAGAAACCATCTGTGGTATTCTTCGCAAGGATGAATGATGTAAAAATCATCAAAAGAGTCTAAATAAACACTAAAACATTTGCAAGGATAAAATAAAATGCTTATCTTTGCATCGTGTTTGAAACAGATGGCCTTCAATGAGGTTTCTTCTACCATAATAAGTCAAGACTTAGGAGTTTACGGCATGGTTTCCAGGTTATCCTGCCCAGCTAGACTATAACAAGGCAACTCTAATTAGGGTGAGAATCCCTAGATGCTGCATTAGACAAGTGGTTAAGTCGCCAGTTTTTCACGCTGGTATTCAAAGGTTCGAATCCTTTATGCAGTACAAATTTGCCCTATGGTGTAATGGCAACACTACAGGTTTTGGTTCTGTCATTAGTGGTTCGAATCCGCTTGGGGCAACAAGGTGATATTTGATATGTATTCCACAAATGGTGCAATATTCAAGCGGCTAAAGAAGACTGACTGTAAATCAGTTCCCATTGCGGGTTCGGTGAGTTCGAATCTCTCTTGCACCACAAGAGTAACTTTGTCAGATTACGGGGAATGTAGCTCAGAAGTAGAGCACTTGGTTCGTAACCAAGGGGGCATTGGTGCAACTCCAATCATTCCTTTACGCTTTCGTAGCTCAGTGGCAGAGCATAGGATTTTTAATCCTAGGGTCGAAGGTTCGAATCCTTCCGTTGGCACAATGATACACAAGAAGAGAGCCGTGATGTTTGTTCTGTTGGAATCTCGGACATCTGTCAACGGATAACGTAGGAAGCAGATGGGGCGAATAAAGTTGTGAATAAGCTTATGAACTAGGGAAGCAAGCGGAATGGCCTCTTTTTTGTGCTTCATTTGATGGTTTAACGAAAAATTGAAGAATATGAAAAGTCCGTTAAGAATGGCAGTCGCTTTAGAAAAGAACAACAAGGTATATCCAAAAGATGTACGGAAGTTCTTGATGGGATTGTACGCCACGCTGCATTTGACAGATAACGCAACGGCTAAAGATATGGAAAAGCTGGTATATTATGCTTTTCGGAACGGTTACCTGCTAGGTGTCAAGTCTGAAGGAGGTGATGACCAAAAAGCGTATGACCGACTGCCGGATTTGGGAGTAGAAGAAGATATTGGTGATGATTCAAGAAGATAGTTGATAAAATTTGGTAATTAGTTAGTAAAGTTTTTTAGGCTTTGGTGTGTGAACATCGAAGCCTTTTTATATATAATAAGGTAAAATAAAAGCTGAAATGTTAACAAGACCCATATATCAGTTACGAAAGGTTAAAATACAAAAGAAAAACATTAAATAACTTGCATATTTCAAAACTTATTCGTATCTTTGCATCGTCAATCAAGATAAGTTGGTTGATTTGCCGAGTGACAAGTTTCACTCAATAAGGTGAGAGCGACACCAAGGGGTAAGACCCGAAACAACTAGCACAATTGATTATGTCTAAGCAGACTGGTTTTTCATTCGCAAGTTCAAAGAAGTCATTAATCGAGACTATTGACGAAATCAAGAAGTCAAAGATGCCTCGCAACGAAAAGATTGTTGTATTGAAGGATTGCGGTCTTCGTGAGAAAGAAATCTCCGATATGTTGAAGGTTTGTGTACCAAGCGGTTCAACTTCAACGAGATTCGTTTATACATTCGGTGTTGAGATTGAATGTGTTCATGCCGAGCGCAATGCCTTGATAGAGGCGGGTTGTCAGAATGGTGTTGATATTCATTCTGAGGGCTATAACCACACCGACAACAAGAGTTATTTCAAGATTGTTAGTGATTCTTCAGTTGGTGGTGATGTTGACCCTAACGAGGTTGTAAGTCCGGTATTGAATGGCAATACAAATGGTATGGCAACTTTGAAGAAGGCTATCAAGTCTTTGGATGCCGTAGGTGCAAGAGTAAATTCTACTTGTGGCCTTCACGTTCATATCGGTGCAGCAAAGTTGACAGGTGAGCAATATGTTAACGTCTTCAAGAATTATCAGAAGCTTGAAAGATTGATTGATAGCTTCATGGCTCCTTCAAAAAGAGGCAATTGCCGTTGGGCAGCCAGCTTGCTTGACAAAGATTTCTCTAATTGCCGTGGCAATTACGATATTAGACGTAATGTATTTCATGGAGACAGATATTACAAGGTCAATGCAGAGAGTTTTGCACGTCACAAGACTATCGAGTTTCGCCAGCATCAAGGTTCAACTAATTACAAGAAGATTGAAATGTGGGTTAAGTTCTGCGCAAAGCTTGTCGGTTGGTCTCGAAACAATGTCTTCACTAGTGAGGTTATGAACATCGAAGATATACCTTTCTTGAATAAAGAAGAGAAGGCTTTCTTCCAGAGCCGTAAGGATGCATTTGCAGCCAATAACGACTAATTGATGCAGTCCTAGGGTAAAATCCCTAGGACACAAAAAATCAAGTATTACTAAGAAAAAAGAAAGGGTAAAGATATGTGTGTTATTATTGTATGTCCGAAAGGTGCTACTTTGCCATCCGTTGATGAGCTGAAGGCAGCGTATATGAGAAATCCCGATGGTTGCGGATTCGTGAGTGAGTCTGACCATTATAAGAGCTTGCATTTCTCTACATTTATACGTAGATTGATGAAGCGAGATATAAATGAGAATGTAATCATACATTTTAGATTTGCTACTCATGGTTCTGTCTGTGTCAAGAATTGCCATCCGTTCTACAAGGCTGGTTATTGGTTCGCCCATAATGGGGTGCTCCCGATCTGCTCCGAGCATGATAAAACGGATAGTCAGATTTGCTTTGAACGTTTCATTTATCCTACTATCAAGAAATATGGTTGGGGGTCTGATGAACATATGAAAGAAATGAATAAATGGACAGCTCATGGTTCTAAGTTTGCAATGTTGCATAATGGTGAGATTTTGAAGTCCGGTAAATTCATAGAGCGTGATGGACGGTTCTATTCTAATTTGAATCATTTGGGTTATATGAGAAATGTCATAAACTTTTAGATATTTTAATGTTTAGGTTCTTTTTAATTCGACAAGCGTCAGATGTCCGTGAGGATATTTGGCGTTTTTTTTGTTATATAAGGCGTTTTATTTTGTGTTGCAATTAATTATTCATTTTTGTGATAAAATAGCCTTAAATCGCTTATAAATACCCTTATTACTCACTTTTAACCAAAAGTGAGATACCTGCAAACGCTTTAATGCATTAATTGCTTTTTTCGTATTATCTTTGCACTAGTTTTAACAAATATATCGAAAGAATGAAAGATAAAATTTTCCAGTTACTAAAACAAGAGTATAAGTCTCTTGGGTTAGGTGATGAAGTTCTTCAGGCACATGCTGAAATGCTTGACAAGATGGGGCTTGTTACTGATGACAACATCGAGACAGTGGTTGCTAGTCAAAAGAGTTTTTTGGAGTCCTTGCAAAAGGACAATGACCGCAGAGTTACCGATGCCAAGAAAAAGTTCGAGGAGGCACAGAAGGCTAAAGAAGATGCTGAACGCAAGGCTGCTGAAGAAGAAGCTAAGAAGAAAGCTGACGAAGAAGCCAAGAAAGCCGCTGAAGAAGCCGAAAAGAAACGTTTGGAGGAATTGGCAAAGAAAAACGAAATGCCGGACTATCTCAAAAAGTACTTTGAAGAGCAGACAGCAGAGAAGAAAGCTTCTGAGGAAGCAAGAACCAAGGAACGTGAAGAGTTTAAGAAACTCGTTGAGACCTTGACTCAGAAAAATACAGACCAAGCCAAGGCTTACAACGAACAGATGGAGGAGCAAAGCAAGACCATTAAGGAATTGCAAGAAACAATCCAAAAGCAAGCTGATGAGGCTAAGGCTAAGGAAGAGGCTGCTGCAAAGGCAAAGGCAAAGGCAGACCACGATGCGAAGATTTTATCGAAGGCTAAGAAGTTGGGCATTCCCGATAGTCGTATTGACGAGGGTTTCAATCTGAGCGATGATGCTACAGATGAAGCTATCGATACATACCTCTCAAAGGTAGCGAACAACTACAAGGCGTTGCAACAACCACAATTCGGGGGCAGCTATCGTGCAAGCGAAGGTGAGCCAACAAAGGAGGAAGTTGACAATGTAGCCGCATCATTAGTTCAGTCACTTTAAAAATTGAAAAACATGAATCAGGAATTGAAGACTACGAAAAAGCAAATTGTCTTTGGTGAGGATTCCGTCATTATCCAGAAATGGGAAGGCGACATCAAGGGCGGTCGTGCTTTGGATTGGACAGGCGTAAACGATGAAGTTCTTTACGCAGGTCGTGTTATCGTGACAGATGAGAAGGGAACTTACAAGCCATTGCCTATCGAAGCAGGCAATTATAAGGCTTTGGGTACAGCCAGTGACCCATTGGAGCATTACAAGTATGCAGGTGTTCTCTATCGTTCCATTCTGAACGGTGAGCCAGCGGCAATTATGACTGCTGGACAAGTAAACAAGGTAGCAGCTAAGGCTGCGAATGGTGCAGACTATCCGGATGCGTTCCTTACAGCTATGCCAAAGATTGCTTTGGTTAGCGATGAGGATGCTAACAAGTTCGATGAGTCTGATGCAACTATGGATAAAGACTAAAAGAAGGAGGATAACAGATGGAAAAATCACTTTATTTTCAGTTGGTCAATAAATACTTCCCACAACTTGTTGCAAGTGTAGTAGAGAAGTTGAACGGCAAGAATCAGACCACATTGACCTATATGTACCGAGACCACTTGACTAACACATATAGTCAGGACGGACGCTGGGCATCAATTACTGCGGAATATACACGAGTTGCTGCTGACGTTGTATCAATGGATGCAGAACTCCCATTGAAGAGCCGTGATAAGGTTTCAACCGCTGAGGGTCAAATCCCAAAGGTTGGTATGAAGCTTTACATGACAGAGAAGCAGCTTAAGGATTTGGATAACATGATTGCGCAACGTTTGCCTCAACCACAGATTTTGCGTAACTTGTTTGCAGACCTTCCTCGTTGTATTCAGGCGGTTTACGAGCGTATTGAAGATATGTTCCTCTGTGAGCTGTCAACAGGTGTAGCTTTGGCAACTCGTTCCGGTGGTACTGGTGTCCGAGTTGATGTAGGTTTTGCCGAGAAAAATAAGTTTGGTCACGGTGCTAAGGCTTGGGATGCAGAGGACGCAACCCCACTTGATGATATTCAATTGGTTTACGACAAGGCGATGGAAGACCAAAACACCATCACTACTTGTTACCTTGATGATTACACAATCAAATTGCTTGGCAAGAACAAGCAGGTTCGTGCTCAGTTTGCCTTCAATCAAGGCATTGCAATTAATAGTAATAGCAATATTCCTATTTTGAGCTTTGAGCAGATTGCGTCTATCTTTAGAAATAAGTGGCAGACCAACTTGGTACGTGTAGCCCGTACAATCAAGACCGAGCTTAATGGCAAGAAGGGAACACACAACCCTTGGGCTAAGGGGCATATGACCTTTACTTGCTATGATAACTTGGGTGATTTGTTCTGGACTAACGTAGCAGAAGCAACAAGACCAGTTGCAGGTGTAACTTATCAGACCGCAGAAGAGTTTATCTTGGCTAGCCGTTATTCTACCAATGACCCACTCCGTGAGTTCACCAGCTCACAGGCAATGGTTGTTCCTATCTTGAATAACGTTGATGCCATCTACTCTTTGGACTCAACACAAGCAGTAGGTTAGGCTTATGAGAGGTGAGGTAATTAGTCCGTTCCGTGATAAGTTCCATTTTAACACCATTTATGAAGTTGGTGCAGTCTTGGACTTTGACGAAGAACGTATGAACTCCCTTATCGAACGTAAGCTTTGCAAGATGTTGGAGGTGCAGGATGATAATCATTCTGCATCTCCAGAAGACGATAAGGAAATTAAAGATACTCCTAAAAAGGAAGTCTTGAATGATGGAAAGGGAAATCCAGTAAAGGAAGAAGAAAAAAAATCAGAAGAGACACCTAAGAAGGAAGTCTTGAAGGAAAAGAAGGAGAGCAAGCCTAAAAAGGAGAAAACCACCAAAAAGGATGCTACCGAGTCAACCGAAGAGACTTCTGAAAAGGAGAATGTAGAAAAGGAACTTGACGAAAAAGCAAAGAGCGAGCAGGAGGCTGCAAAGAAAATCGCTGAGGCTATGAGTCAGGCTCAGAAATAATGATGTCACATGAAGATAAGAGAATACATTTCGCAGAAGTTGCGTGCTTGGAATATTACCGATGCCCAATTGGAAGATATTTCGTTAGGTATAGACCTTGACGAAGAATATACGTCTGATAATTCGCAGGTTGTAGGCAAGGCGATGATTTCCGTAATCGAGGAACTGATGCTTGCTCCATATATGAGCAATGTAAACGAAAATGGATTCTCTGTCTCTTGGGACTACTCTAGGATAGGACAATACTATATGTGGCTTTGCCGAAAATATGGTGTTGCTCCGGATAATGAAGTGGTGGCAGCTTTAGGGCTTTCCACTATCACGGATAAGTCTGATATTTGGTAAATGTCTAGGTTATGTTATATTCCCCTCATATATTAAAGAAGAAGTTCGTGAATAAGGTTGTCAACAAGTACAACGAGGTCATTAGCTCTTCAGAGGAATGGAAAGAAATGGGGCGTTGTCGATGCGATGACAACTCTACCGAGCATTTCACTACCGATAATGGTAGCATATATACACCGAAATATCACATTGTTTGTGACAAGTGCCAGATTTCCGAAGGTGATGAAGTCAAGGTCTATTCCGATGATGGAAGCTACCGAGGAGGTGGAAAGGTCTATAATGCCCCTAAGTGCAATTATCTTGGTTATATGAGTATCTATGTCTGATGTTATAAAGGATGAGATAGACGCTTTCTTTGCGCAGGGAGAAAGGGAAGTTGATGAGTTTCTGGACAGGTTAGGTAAAACAGCCGTTGAGCTTGATAAGACTAACGGAAACTACCGAAACCGCACAGGTAATCTCAGAAGGTCTAACTATAGTAAAGTACATGACCACACCTTGACCCTTGGCAACAAAGCGGAATATGCGTCAGATGTTTCCTCTAGAGGATATGATGTTATAGATTCGGGTATTCAGTATATCAAGAAAGAAATCGAGGATATGCGATGATAACAGAAATAGATGCAGGTCATGTAATCTATGATGACTTGGAGCTTATGGGAATGGAACGAAGACAGAAAGGACATCTGAAAAAGGGTGGACTTGATGGGGAAGAACCTATGGTCGGTGAGAAGATTCCCGATGATGGCATGATAGTCATCATCCCTAAGCGTATGAGTGCAGACAAGACATATTTCAATGATTGTACTATAGAGGTAAATATATTGCTCAAAGATATAGAGGGCGAGGCTAATCCTCAGTTGAACGAGCTTTTAAAGAAGGCTATTGAAATTCTGTCCGACAATGAAGTCGGAAAAGCAGAGGATGTATGGTATCGTTATTCTATCCGCTCCCACGGCATAGAGCAAGAGAGTAGGTTGAGTTGCCATTACGCAAACATTACTATTGATTTTGAAACATTAAACGTAAGATAAGATGAAACCATTTATTGGAATCAAGAGAATTTGGTATGGTGCTCCTCTTACCGAGGCAAATACACCTGCTAAGTTGGCTACATGGTTGAAAACCGCTACAGAGGTTAAGAACAGCCATGAGGGAACATGGGGATATTCTCAGGATGACCCTAGTGTTACCGAGTACAAGAACGAGCTGAACGGACAGGTTTACTATCGTGACAAGACCGATGAGGGTGCTAAGACAATTACATTCTCTATTGGTGTCTTTTCATGGAAGAATAAGGTAGACTTGCAGGGTGGTAAGATGTACAAGGCAACTGGAGAAGAGACTACAACGGAGGCAGATGCAGTAGGTTGGTCTTCTAGCCAAGATTTGGCTAATATCAACAAGTGTATCGTTGCTCAGACCAAGACAGGGAACTACATCGTTTTCTCAAATGCGGCTATCGTAGCCAAGGGAGACCAGCAGGACAAGAATATCACTTTGGGTATTTCTGCCGTTGCCATGGAAAGTGAGACCGATGGTGTGGCTGGCGAGTACCAATGGGAAGGTTCTGCAGTTGTGGAACAGGAATAAGGTATAAACGACAAATGATAGAGGGGGATGGTATTACTGCCGTTCCCTTTTTTTATATTAAGAACTATGAGTAAGGCAAGTAAATTAGTTGCGGATGCTATTCTTGGGAAGGATTCCGTAACAACAATGGTGAATGGAAAGACTTATTGTATTTCACCGCCAACTATTATAAAATTGGTAAAGGCGGCTAAATACCTTGACCGTTTTGAGGAAGGCAAATCGCCATGGGAAATCTTATGGATGATGAAAGATTTAGGTGACGCTTGCAAGGCATTATCTGTGTTTATACAAGGCGATGAATCCATTAGTGATGAATTATCTAAAGGAAAACTAGAAGATGTTGTCAATGGCTTGCAAAAGGCTTATTCTCTAATTTCAATAAAGGATTTTCAGAAGCTATCAATTTTGGCGAAGAGTGCGGCAAGGATGATAGCAAAACCACGACCATAGGAAACGATACACTCTTAGGCAAGATTGCATCTTTTATGGATAGTCTGCATTTGTCGTACCAAGAGGTCGTGAGAGAAATACCTTATAGGAACTTGCTACTGATGGCAAAAGACAAGCAAAGAGTAGCATGTGGTGATGTAATGTATGAGGTAACGGAAGAAGAGTTTGGAATGAACTTCAAAAAAGGATAAGTTTAAAATAATGCAAATAAAGTATTAAAAGCACTAAAACGTTTGCAAGTTAGCAAAATATTGTTTATCTTTGCAAGCGCAGAACAAAAAAGGATAAAATGGCGATTTAAGAAATTGATAAGATATTAGAGACACGAAACCCGATGGACTATACCGAAAGGCAGTCCGAGTCACTATTCCTTTGACTTTGCAATCGGTAGTTTCGTGTTTTTGTGTTTAAAATAAGATGCAAGACGTAAGGTTAATATTCGAGATACTTGTTTCCATGTTGCTTTGCGTTTGTCTCATATTGCTTGCTGTAAGTAGATATAGGCAAAAGAAAAAGCGTGAAGAACCGGAGCGAAAGGAAATGGACTTGATAGACTTCTTTTCTTTGGGAGGAGTTGCCTATTATTGGAACAAAGGTGGTAAGCAGCAGAAATGCTACACATATGAAGAATTTCTGAAAATCAAGGCTGACTACGTGGAGCTTTGGTTGAATCAGAACAGATATATTTTTAACTCTCAATTAGATTGCGATGATATATAGAGTATTTGTTTTGTTTCCGACAATAGTTGTATCAGATGGTATTGTCGGTATAGCTTGGCTAGGAAAGGTCTTTAGCTGGCGATATGGAAAGAACAAGAAAAAGAGCAAGAATATATCCTTGATGATAGGATATAACACAGGAATGTCTCTTAAGTCGAAAATAGACGATAACGCTGCGGATGATTATTTAAGACGCATTGCCGAAGAAAACAGAATCTAAATTCAAGGGTTAGATACCCTTTTTACAACCATATTACTTGTGGTTATTTTTATACATCGGTTTTTATTAACGATTGTTTTTTTTATGGTAGATAAATGTATAAAAACGAGCACAAGTTCCCTTATAGATGGACTAAAAAAGATGCTAATTTCACAAAAGACAAAGGTAAGGTGATGTCTTGCTTCTGTTGTGGAGGTGGAAGTTCCTTTGGCTACAAACTAGCTGGCTACGATGTTGTAGCCTGTAATGAGATAGACCCAAAGGTTATGAAGATGTACTTGAAGAATCACGATGTCAAGTATGCTTTCAATTGTGATATTCGTGAGTTGATTACCAATATCAATATGGGGGGGGCATATTATGAAAGAAGAGCTTCATAATTTGGATATATTGGATGCTAGTTTCCCTTGTTCGGTATTCAGTATTGCAGGTGATCGCCAAAAGGCTTGGGGAAAGGAAAAAGTATTCCGAGAAGGTCAGAAGGCGCAAAGGCTTGACGATTTGGCTTTTTACTCAATCGCCCTCGCTCAAGAACTACAACCAAAGGTAGTGGTTTTTGAGAATGTCCAAGGTTTGTTGCAAGGTGAAGCTATCGAGTACGTGAAAGAGATTTACAGGCAGATGGATAATGCCGGATATATCTTGCAGCATTGGTTGCTTAATGCACGTAATATGGGTGTTCCTCAGAATCGACCTAGGGTGTTCTTTCTAGGATTACGCAAAGACCTTTGCAAGCCGTTTATGGTTCAGAAGGATTTGTTCGAGCGAGTGCCTAAGATAGATATGGACTTCAACGAGAAAGAAATTGTCTTGGATGAGTTTTCGGACTATAGTGGAAGACAGATTCCAAAAGGAGTGATGAAGTATTGGGAGCATAGAAACGAGAAAGACAATTCTATCGGTGATATTGTCAAACGGATGGATAATCGTCTTTCTATGTTCAATAATATGTTTCTTAAAAAGGATAAAGTATGCAATACTATATCAGCAATGGAAGATAGGCTTTTGTATTTTGATAATCCAAGTTATATTTCAGCGCATGATACGATTTTAGCATCAACATTCCCGATGGATTATGACTTTAATGGCATGAAGCCTTGGTTTGCTTGCGGAATGTGCGTTCCTCCGGTTATGATGGCGAATGTAGCTGCGAGAATCTGGGATTGTTGGTTGTCAAAGATTAAAAAGGAGGAATGCGCATGATAACAGCAAGTATGACTTCGGGTGAGATGCGTAGAGTACGAAACTTAGATGAAGCTAGAATCTATGAGTTTCAGATGCGAAAAGCTAATGAGCTTAAACGTGAAATGAGAAAGCAGAACGTAAGACAAATAACAAAGACCTTTGAGTTTGCTACACCGAATGCCGATTATTTTATCGTTGTAGGTGTAAAACATGGCGATGTATTTGCTTCCGGTGTGTTCATTTATCTGAAGGAAACTAACGAGTATATTCCTATGAGCAGAAATGAGGGGTATAGCGAGGATTGTTTTGCTATGAGCGTTCATTTTCTGAAGAGATATGCAGAAAGGTATTTGAAAAAGGATTTGCCGATAGCAAAGATATTACAAAAGATATATACATCGTTTACAGGTGCGGTTCAGCTTTATAGTGACGACAAGACAAAAAGGGTGGTGTTTGCTATTCCGGAAGGGCTTATACTCACAGAATACGAGCAAGAAAAGCGTATCATCCACTACAAAACCTTTGTAAGCATGGATATGCTAAAGAAGACACAGATGCAAAGTTACGAGAAGATTAGTGCATTTCTAATGGAATCATGTCAGCAAATAGCTATGGCAAGAGAAGCAGGAAATGACGAAAAACTGGGCGTTGTGTACAGAAGGTTTTATGATGATATTGATTTACTAGACACTAAGGAGGCGCAAGCCATATATTCAGGTTTCTTTGAAAAAGGAGGTAACAATGAAAGATAAATGTATAACAAGGTTTCTTGGTGATATTAAGCCTATAAAGAATTACGAAAGGTATTATGTTAGCAAGCTGGGACATGTCTTTACTATTGGGAGAACGTCTCAATTAAAGGAAATCGCACCTTGCAAGACACCAAAAGGTTATTTGAAGGTATGGCTTTACAAAAACGGAAAGCGAAAGATGTTCTATGTTCATCGTTTGGTAGCGCAGGCATTCTTGGAGAATCCAGATGCATTACCAATGGTGAATCATAAGGATTTCGACAAGACGAATAATAACGTAGATAACTTGGAGTATTGTACCGCAAGATACAATGTGATTTATTCTGCTATAGCAAAGAAAACCTCTTCCGAATACTTGGGTGTTACTTGGAATAAGAGTGTAAGAAAATGGCAAGCTCAGTACCAGGTAGGTAAGAAGAAAACTTATATCGGATGCTTTGGTACGCAAGAAGAGGCTCACGAAGCTTATGTTAACGCTACAAAAGAGATTTGACATGCTTAAATTTGATAGAATATACAATTCCGACTGTATAGAAGGAATGAAACAAATAGAGACCAGGAAAGTAGATTTAATTGTTACTGACCCACCATATTGTATCTCCTATAAGACCGGATGGAGAGCAGACGACCATCGCTTTTCGAAGGAAATACTCAATGACGATAATGAGCAATTGATTATTGATTATATGAGCGAATGCTACCGGATTTTGAAGGATGATAGTGCTGCTTATATCTTCTGTAGTGCCAAAACATTGGACTTTTTTATGCAACAAGCGAGGAACGCAGGGTTTACCATTAAGAATGTGCTCATTTGGCGAAAGAACAACCATACGGCTGGAGATTTAGAGGCGCAATATGGGCAATGTTACGAGCCAATCCTGTACTTGAATAAAGGCAGACGAACCATAAACGGAAAGCGTTTGGAGGACGTATGGGACTTTGATAGAGTTCCATCTGATAAATTGGTACATCAGAATGAGAAACCAATTCCCTTGCTTATGCAATGCATCTTGAAATCATCGGACGAAGGAGATTTGGTATTTGATGGTTTTATGGGTTCAGCAAGTACTGCTTTGGCTTGTATGCGAACAAACAGGAATTTCCTTGGCTTTGAATTAGACGGGGAATATTTCAAGGTAGCACAAAAAAGAATCAAAGAAGAAATGTTTAATCAAAAAGATATGTTTGGATATGTTGGAGATAGATAAGATTTATCAAGTTGATTGTCTGGATGGTATGAGCAAGATTGATGACAAATCTGTCTCGCTTATACTCACAGACCCTCCATATGAAATTTCAAGGAATTCCAATTATGCAAAGTCCGCTCCTACTGGTAAAGATACTGATAGATTCCGCATATCTATCGACTTTGGAGACTGGGATAAACAGGAAGCATTTGATATAGGCTCTATGATAAAAGAATCCTACAGGTGCTTGAAAGATGGTGGATATATAGTTTGTTTCTATGATTTGTGGAAGATTGGGGTCGTAAAGGATGCGATGATTAATGTCGGATTTAAACAAATTAGATTTATTGAATGGATAAAAACAAATCCTGTTCCAATAAATAGTAAGACAAACTATCTCACAAACGCAAGAGAGGTCGCTGTGTGTGGGGTGAAAGGTAAAAATCCTATCTTTAAAAGCGAATATGACAATGGAGTATATAGCTTTCCAATCTGTCGTGATAAGGGGAGATTTCATCCTACCCAGAAGCCTGTTAGTCTTTTCAGAAGCATTATAAACAAGCATTCCTGCAAAGGAGATATTGTACTAGATTGCTGTATAGGTAGTGGAACTACGGCTATTGCGTGTATTCAAGAAAATCGTAATTTTATTGGTTTTGAAACTAATAGAGAGTTTTACGACAAAGCAAACGAGAGAATAGAAAATGAATTAATGATAAAGCAAGATAGTTTATTTAGTAATGAAAGTTAGTGGGTGATATGATGGAGCTAAATAGAATTTATCAAGGTGATTGCCGAAAGCTTCTAAAGCAGCTAGACGATGAATGTATAGACCTAGTATGCTCTGATGTTGCTTATCCGGTACAAGCTAGAGGTGGGCGCAGTAGTATGAGTGGATATTGGACGGATTCTCAAACTAGAAAAGGTAAGATATTCAAGAGTAATGACATAGATATTTCGGAGTATATCAACGAACTATATCGAGTACTAAAGGATAAGACTCATTGCTATCTTATGTGTAACGACTATAATCTGATGCACTTTCTAGATGAGATAGGACGGAGTGAGTTTCACTTCACAAAGTGTTTAATATGGGATAAATGCACTAAGGTGTGTGGAACGTATTATATGAACCAAAAAGAGTATATCATTATGCTTCGTAAGGGAGGTGGAAAGCCAATTAATGAGTTTGGCACATCTGACATTCTGAGTGTTCCTATTCCAACCAACAAACGCAGGGATAAAGAAGGATTGATCAATCAGACCGAAAAACCAGTTAAGTTGATGGAGATTCTAATCAGAAACTCAACAAATGTAGGTGATGTTGTTCTTGACCCATTTATGGGGAGTGGCACAACAGCAAGGGCTTGCGTTAATCTTGAAAGAAAGTATATAGGCTTCGAAATAGACCAGCGGCAAGTAGATTTTTCCAATAACGAATTAAAGAGCATGAGTAGGCAATTAAGTCTGTTTTAAAACAATGGATATGAGTATGGTTATTCAATGTAACACAGTTGTAAGAAATGGGAATAAAGAGATAACGGATGCTCTTATAAAAGCCATTAAGGATGAAGCCTCGAAGCGTGGGTTGGTACGTGATGAATTGGTTGAATATTGCAACCAATTGTTAAGGAAAGGCGAAATCAAGGCTTGTATTAAGAATTTGTTTTATAATTTCAAACGTTATTTTTGGAGGTATTATTGATATGAGAAGAAGAAAGTTGAACAAGTCTCCAGTGCTAGGTCTCTGCGGATTTGTTGTTGGTTACGAGTGCAAGGAAAAGGGAATAAAGCTGATGGAGTGCGATAAGGCGCAAGCTGATGCAATCATAGTTCCTCATCACTTTTCACACAAGGTAACGAAGAATAGTTGCTTGAATCTTTTGGTATTGTACAAAGGCAAGATTAGGGGTGCTATGCAAATTGGGTATGGAATTCGACCGCATATCAAGACTGAAAAGGGCGAAGTGCTGGATTACCATCAAGTGAGGGAATTTGACCGAATGTGGTTGTCTGATGATATGCCAAAGTATAGCGAAACCATTTGCCTTTCTCTCTTACACAAGTATATTAGGGCAACGCATAAGGAAATCAAGTATCTTATATCTTATGCCGATACGTCCATAGGTAACAAGGGAACTATATATAAAGCTGCAAACTATGAGCATATTGATACCATTAAGGCAGATTTCTATGTATTACCAAGTGGTGAGCGTGTGCATCCGGTAACTATGTGGCATCGGCACAAGACAAGAGCATGGGAGGTTCTAACAGAACTATACCCAGGAATAAAAAAGGCAGAAGGGTTTCAACTTAAATTTCTGAAGAAGTTATGAAGAAAAGAAATAAATATATTCCTTGTCATTTGCATCCAGATCCTGAGCATTGGGTTAGAAAAGGTCAATCTTGGAAGGCGAAGGTTGCTTATGAGACCGAGGATGATGCTTGGGAATTTTTGAACCAGAATCCGAAGTTAAAGGCACTCGGTTGGCATCCTTACTTATGCAAGGTTTGCTCTAAGTGGCATATTGATAGGTAACATTAACGATTATGAAAAAAGAAGATAGACTTAAAATATATCGCAAATACGATGGGCATTGTGCTTATTGCGGTAAGAGTATAGAGTATAAGGATATGCAGGTTGACCATCTTGTTCCGAAGAATCGAGGTTGTTACTCTCGGTGGAGCGACAAGGAGGGAAGGTTTGTCGTTTTTCATGGCGATGACAGTATGGAGAACTATATGCCATCTTGCAGGTCTTGTAATCTTCGTAAGCGTGATATGAGTTTGGAACAATTTCGCTCAGAGATTACTAGACAGGCTAAAGGATTGCTTAATGGTAAGGCTTCTTTTCAAGTAAAGATGTCGCTTGCTTATGGTTTAATCGAAGAGCACTTTGATAGACAAATTGAGTTCTACTTTGAGAAATTTAAATAGTTGAGAATATGAAGAAGTTTAAGAAGTCGATAGAGATTAGCACTGAGAATATTTCAGACGTTCTTCAAGTGCCAATTGTTACAAGTTTATACAAGACTAAGAATTTTAAAAACCCTTGTCTTGAAGGTCGTAGCGTTCCTTATGATACTATAGCATTGATGTATGTTCATATCGAAGGCTTTGATAGCGATTTTTGTATTGACCAAGGCAACATGCTCGCTCTTGATATTTGTGATACTTGGTATGCCTTTTCAAAAGCAGGGTGGGAGAAACATAAAAACGATGAGGTATGAAGAAGAAAGGATATTACGAATACGACCCTGTTATCTATCCAAGAATGTTATGTGTCGCTATTGGAATGAACCAAGAGGACGCTAACAAGTGTTTTGAAGGTAGAAAAGGTGAGGTTTTGAAGGTTGATTTCTCTAATTCTAACGCAATAACCTACGATGAAGTTAGGGAAAAGTCGAATAAGAAGCTTTGTTCATTTATTAATTTTGCAAGCAAGGATTCTATGAGGATGGGGATTTGTTGCCATGAAGCTTCTCATGCCTGCGATGCCATCGAGGATGCTATTGGTATGGAACACGGAGGCGAGCCTTCTGCCTACTTGATTGGTTGGATTGCGTCTTGCATCAACAAGGCACGTTTGGGTATTGGTGATTTCGTTGAAATTAAAGATAAGGAAGAAAAGTAGCCCAAAGACAAAATACCTTTGAGTGCTTTACCCCATTACTATATATAATAATATAGTGGTGGGGATTTTTGTGTTAACATCAGCAAATTATCCGTCCGTATTATTATAGTATGTTAAATAATAAAAGAAACACATTAAATAATTTGCATATTTCGAATATTCTTTGTATCTTTGCATCGTAATTAAGAAATAAAGGTTACTAATTAAAAAGGTGAGACACACCTTAAAAACTGTAATGAGAAAATGAAAAAGTTTTTTGAAAACTTATCTGAAAAGATTAATGATGCGGCTTTTGAGGCGCAGCTTGATGATTTTGCTTGCGAGTTTGATGCTATTGACAAACCTGCCGAAATCGTGGTGTCTGTTAAGAGTCGAAAGGTTATCCATTCAAATGGAAATGTTTCCTTTTATCCATATTATAATGTAGATAAGATTAATATCTATGATGAAGACGGAGAAGACGTTTCTTCAAAATATCCTTTGTTCTGCCAAAGAGTTAAGGATTGCGTGCCTTCTTACAAGGATATTGAGAATAGTCTAGAAGAGGCAAATATGAGCGATACCGAGCTTTATTTCGGCTCAGAAGCTAATTATTTGCATTACAAGTATGGTAACTAAATGGTTGGGATATGGAGTACGAAAATAAGTTTATAGGTCTTTCATCTGTAACGAGTCACGACCTTGAAATATTAAGGTATGAACTAGAGTATGGATGGAAATTGGCTCTTATGCCAAATGATGTATGGTACAACTAATTACATTTAAGATTTCAAATTATGGCATATTATAAAGTTAGTGTAGATGTATCGGATTTATTCGATGATATGCTCGTCCAAGCACAGAAGAGTTTTCTTATTGACAAGTTTTGCTCTTTAGCAACAGACCAGCAGATAGAGGTAGTAAGCGAAATGCTGGAGAACCTTAATGGCGATCAGACAGCTAAAGTTATTGAAGATGCTTTTGACAACTTGCATGAGCAAGCCCAGGAGCACGTAATTAACTATGTGAAAGGATAAAGCTATGATGTTTATAAAACGCAAGTGTTTGTTGACTCTTGAAGGAGGTTATCAGATTCAAGCCATCCTTACCATCCCTAAGCCGACAAAGCCCATCTTTCCAAAGGAAGCGTCAGTTCATTGAGAGTTTTAATGAATCGCAGCCAGATATGGTTCATAAGGTTATTAAGTGTCATATAATGAGAATTTAATGAATATGGAAACAAAAATAAACATAGCAGATATCCTAAAGGATAAGCCTGTCGGACTTAAATTTTATAGTAACACTTTTGGCTATATTAGTTTTAATGGTGTTCACAAAGATAAAGTATACTTCTTTTCAGAAGACACTAATGCTCATTCGGTCAAGCCAAATGGGAAAATGTATGATGGTGGAGAATGCATCATCTTCCCATCTAAGGAAATGCGTGACTGGCGCAAATTCGATTGGAAGAAAGGCGATGTGTTGGTTTGCACAGATGGCAAAGCAGAGGTTATCTTTGAGAGATTCGATGATGACAATTACACTTCATTTGTCGGTAAGCACTATCTTGAGAGTTATGGTAAAGATGGCGATTTGCTAGATTATGAGCAGGAACATATCGGTAATACGGCTAATTACACCAAAGAATCCGATGAGACTGCTCAAACCTACATCAACACTATAGAGAAACGTTTGGGCGGAAAGCTGAATCGTGAAACCTTGGAGATTGAGAAGACTCAGCCAGAGTTCAAGGATGGAGATATAGTGTTTATGAAAGGAATTAAAAGTGAACTTTTTGCAAATTGTATTTTCATCTTAAAAGGTGAATATAAAGATGGAGACGAAAGAGCCTTTTACTATACTTTCTATAATGCTGACGATAAATTTACTTTAGATGAATATGGTAATACAAAAGTTCATTATAGCCTCCGCCTGGCTACTGACTCCGAGAAGCAGCAACTCTTTGACGCTTTAGCAAAGAAAGGCAAGGCTTGGGATGCTGAGAAGAAACTGATTGTGGATTTGAAGCCAAAGTGCGAGTTTAAACCTTTTGATAAGGTGCTTTGTCGAAATTCTAAGGATGATACTTGGGAAGCTGATTTCTTTGCTCGTCTTACACGAAAAGAAATTGATTACACGCAGAGTGGTAAGTATTTATGTGTAGGAGATTTATGGATGTATTGTATCCCTTACAACGAAGAGACAGCACATCTACTAGGAACGACTGATGAGTGGAAAGGAGGTGAGGGATGAAAGGATTATGTAGTTACTGCTCCAGATATTTTTTTTGTAGCAAAAGACCCAAACAAAATGAGGAGGATGTAATACTTTGTTCAAGCTTTACCCAGAATAATGATAACGAAGAAACCATTTGGGAGCAGAGAAGATATGAGATAGCAAAAGATGTTGCAGCAGGTCTTGTACAATGTCCTAACTCTACGTATGACAGTGTTGTTAATTCTTCCATCAAAATCGCAGATAAATTAATAAAACGTTTAAAGGAGAAGTAAGTTATGATAGACGATAAGAAAATAGAAGAAGCTGCTAATAAGCATATTGAGACAGAGTATGCTAGATACAATAGTGGAGAGGTTGAGGAAGAAATGATTTGTCTTGGGGGCAAAGATAGCTTCAAGGCAGGTGCTAAGTGGGCTATCAATGAGCTATTGAAAGATTTGTGGCATCCTGCTAGCGAAGTTCCACGCAATGACAACGGAAAGGTTCTTGAAAAAGACCATATTGAAGCCATATTAAAAAATCTAATAAAAATGAATTGAAGAAGGAAAGGAATTTTAGTTATGGACAGAAATCAAGCTAAAGAATTTTATCCTATTCTGCAAGCTTTTGCAGAAGGAAGGACAATAGAGTGTAGAACCAAACCGAGTGCCGTAGAATGCTCAGATATTCCGAATGATTGGACGGAAATGAAAGAGATTGAGTTTTGGAATAATATAGAGTATCGCATCAAGCCAGAGGTAAAGTTTCGCCCTTTTGCCAACGCAGAAGAGTGCTGGGAGGAAATGATGAAGCATCAGCCGTTCGGTTGGGTGACGGGTGACAAATGCTTCTATAACATAGTATCTGTTAGCAATATAGATGTGAGTATGGCAAACGTTAGTGGTGATATTGTAACATTATCTTTTAGTGAGGTTATGGAAGACAATACCTTTGCTGATGGTACTCATTTCGGTGTGAAAGTGGAAGAATAGTTATGACAGACAAAAGCTTAATGGAAGAAATGCTCCCGATGAAGATTAGTAATTGGGAGTCTATAGAGTATAGCGAGGGGCTTAATTGCCCTAATGAGGAGTGTGATAATAAAAGCTGTAGTTACCACGCTAGAAATATTATCGGATGGTGTGATACTCCTTACGGCTACATGATGGTCTGTGAGTGCAAGAAGTGTTTCACTAAGTATCGCTTTCATGGAACAATAGGTGGCAAGTTTGATTTTGAAAACTTTGCTGACAATTTCCTGATGCGTGTTGAAATGGAAAAGAAGAATTATAGCGTATGAAAATAGAAAATATCAAGTTCAAGGCTAAACGTCTTGACAATAACACTTGGGTAGAAGGTTACTTCTATGCTGAATGTGGTAATACCTACATCATCGAAAATCGTCAGGAAGAAAGTATATTGAACAGAAATATCACTTATGAAGTTGACCCTTCTACAGTCTGCCAGTTCACAGGACTAAAAGACAAGAATGGTAAAGAAATCTTTGAAAATGACCTTTTGTACGATGAAGATAGCGGTATAGTGTCAGCGATAAAGTGGAAAAGACATGTTTGTGGTTATGTATATGAAAAGGCTGGTATGTTTTCAACTATGCGTGTATATGCTAGCCACACAAGTCTTTTGAAGATTATTGGCAATAAGTTCGACAGAAAGGAAGGTAAAGAATGAAGAAAATATTATTTTATTCAGTACTTGTATTGGTTGTGATTTTCTCAATCCCTTATGTAGCTTTGTGTATTATAGCTTTCCTATATATTAAAATAACAGGATTTGTTATTATTCCACTAAGCACGTATTTTGGTAGAGCATCACCTCTGCCAAAATGGTTTATGCGTTTTTCCGATTGGTTAGAATACTTAACAGGTAAAAGCTTATGAAGATTAGACTAGCAAAGAAGATAATGAACTACTATAAAAGATTTTATGGTAGCAAGTATTGGCTTTGGCGATGGGGTTACTATTGCGGAATGAAAAGTATAGGAAAGAACGCAGGAGACCACCGCATCACCAAGGCGATAAGTTTAACAAGTAAAAAGAAGAAAAACGATGAAGAATGAAACATTTGACTTCTCGGAGGCTCTGAGAAGAATGAAGGAAGGGAAGAAAGTGAGAAGGGTAATTTGGGAAGAATGTGGAGCTTATATCCATATTGTCTCTGAGACTATTGTGGCTGTATGCGATGGGCAATTCTTTCCTTGTGTTTTCAAAGATTCTGAGGATATACTTGCAACAGACTGGGAGGAGGTGTAAGGATGAAAAAGAAAGTATTGACCCTCACCGTCAGCAAGCAATGGTTCGATATGATTGTGGCTGGCGAAAAGACTGAAGAATACAGAGCTATCAAATCGTATTGGATAAACCGCTTACTCCAAGCAAAATACGGAGGAAGTGATGAATATCGCAAGGTTACAATGCACCAGGAGTTAGATATGCTTATAAGCAATTCCAAGCTCAAAGAGTTGCTTGAAAAGAAAACCGCTAGGTTCATCCCTTACACCCACGTCCGTTTCTTCCATGGTTACGCCAAAAAACGTCCGTGGATAGAGAAGGAGATTGAGAGTATCACCATCGGTAAGCCAAAGAAGGGAATGTGCCCCGACAAGTGGCTTGATACCGAGTTTTTTATTATTAAATTTAAGTGATATGAAAATAAAGAATTTACCAAAGAAGATTTACCTCAATATCTGTAGCAACGAAGATGAGGTAGATTACAATGAGCTTAACGGAGTAACGTTCAGTACAGAAAAGGTTGGTGTTACTGATTGTGGCACAGAAAACGTTCCTTATGTGAATGCAGCATCATTATGGCACGACCTAAAAGAAGATAAGCCACCATTAAGAAAGTGGGTGATGTTCCGATATAATGGAGGTGGCGTAAACCATACGTCTCTTCACCACGGAGCGATGAGTGATGATGTATGGCTAGTCACTAGAGGAGATGGCACGCATCGTATTGAAGCTCTGTATGAGTGCTACGATAAGATAGAGTGGCTTGATTTTGATGAACTAAAATAATATGGCGTTATGACAAATAAAGAATTTTTCAATGCGCATCGTGGAGAGCCTGTTCTTTATAAAGGTAAAGATATTGGTGCATACGTTGCAGGGTATGTAGAAGAAAAGTATATCATCTTAGGATTTAATGATTATACGGGTTGTATTAGTTGTTTCACTTCTAAAATAAAAAATCTTTATGGAATGTATCACTCGTATCGATTCGCAAAAATAAAGTATTTGGAAGTAGTAAAACATTAGTAATATGGAAAAAGATAACAGTTGTTTTAAGCTTTTATTTATTCTTTTTATATTAGGAATTTTTGCTTATATGGGTATTAACGATAGGTCTCATAAAGGTAAAACTTTTTGGTATGAAGTAATAGATAAACGAGAGTCTGTAGGAAGTCTCTTCTCAATTATTAACAAGGGAGTGAGGACGGATTATAATATAATATTCAAACGAATTGATAACGGAAAGCTGTTCCCATGTAAAGATGTGGAGTATGGAGATTATATTCAATATCTGTTACACCACAAATACTCCATAACAGAGGAAGATATGCAAGAGCTTTCAGGTATTTATAATAGAGATTTCTATAAGTGATAAAAATAGAGAATATGGAAAAATATAAATATACAAATAAAGAGGAAAGACCCATTCCAAAATATAAGAATGGTGATATTGCTTGGTATATAGATAGTTGGTTTGAACATCCGCAACGCTGTATTATAAAGGGATGCTGCAACGTATCTTGGTTCGAGGGAAATGAGCTTAACCCTTCTGGATGGTGGATAGATTATAAATACAAACCCGACTATTGTGAACGAACTAAACAGCATACAATTAGAGAAGAAGAGCTTTTTGATACTGAGCAAGAGGCTTTAATTGCATTGTTCGAGGAGTTTAAAGATAAAGTAAAACGTAAATTAGACCTTTTTGGTAAAGAAGCAAATAGACTAGGCATAAAACAGCAGTTGATGTTACAATAATAAGAAAGGGTAGGGCAAAAGCTCTACCCCTTTCGCAAAAAAAATAGCCCCTCCATCGACCAGTCTTGGTATGACAAGGCAATGCGTTGGGTTGACCCTGACTG